GAAAGCTACGTTCTTCCGCCGTGCCCGTGGCGTAGTCTATTGTGTTGCAGTCGGTGGAATACCAGACGCCGAAGTGAAAACCACTGGAGGACGCTTCTGTTACTCCTTCGTGTTGCAGGTATTTAACCGCAAGATCGACGGCTGTCAGTCCTTCCTCTTGGTCAAATTCATCGGGCGTCATCTCGACGCCTTCTTCGTTGATCCAACCGGAATCACTAACGTCACCCTGTTCCGCGCTTTCTGGTGTAATCTGACTGAAGCTGACACGGATGCGCGGGTTTAAAATCGGCATCCGGTTTATGAAATCCTGCGGATCGTCCGGGTCTTCAGACTCCATGGTCTGGTTGCGCACCGGGCTGTTGTCGGGGTGCATCGGGTCGAACCAAATACCGCAGTTAAAGCAGTCGAGCAGCCCTTCGTCGTCGGCTTCACTGCTGATGTTGTTGCTGCCGCATTCCGGGCATTTATGGGGGAACAAGCGTTCGAGATCGGCGCGTGGATCGAACGCGTCGGGGTCGCCGTCAAGAATCTCATGAATGACTTCCATGGCTTCCGTGTGCCAGCGTAAGACAATACGGCGTATTTCACTGATGGGTGCTCTGACCTCTTTCAGAACGCTTCCGTGCTGGTTCAGCACGCCGCGCCCGCTCAGTTTGATTTGACGATAAGTTACGTTTGGATTGTTTTTGTGTACAACAACAAAGTGCCAGATGCCGCGTCCGGCGGACTTGAGCCAGTAATCCGTCTCTTTTGCGAATAACAGTTGGCGGCGAGGGTGCCGCAGGCTAAAACCAAGTTCCTTGAGCACGACATCGGGATCAACCGTGCTGTGCAGGTAGTCAATTGGATTCGGGTCATCAATTGGGTCAGACATTGAGAATTCCTTCGGCGGACAGCCGTTCCTTGGTCGGCACGCGGATCGCGGTGCCGGTAGGTACGCTGACCAGTGGATCGAGCATGTTGTTTACACTGGATAGCACCCACCAAAGTTGCGGGGTGCCGTAAAAGTCATTGGCCAATAGATCGAGACGCGGCACGCCTGCCGGAGGCACAACCCAAAGTTCGTCGGTGTCATCCGGTACCACGGCTGGCTGCATCAGTCCAAATACAACCGTATCGCCGCCCAGATCGTAGATCGGGGTCTTGGCAAACATGCTGTATTGAGGGAGTTCGATTCGCTGTCCTGCCATACCTCTTAACTACGGTAATTCAAACAGCGGTTCATCTTTGTTCCCGTAAAGGTTTACTTTGAGTTTCTGGCGTTCGGCGCGTCCGGCCAGCCAACTGCTTAGCCAGACAATCTTCCAATGAACAGTGCCAGTTAACGGATCGAGAAAAGTGTGTCCAGTGAGTTCGGCTAAAAGATGCTTGATGTCCTCTGTTGTCGGTTTGTCTGGAATAGGCATCGGCTTTAAACCCTGAACACTTTCGAGCGGGTGTAACCCTTGGGTGGCAGCGGAATTTCGACTGGCGGTGCTTCAGCTTCAACTTGCTGCATCTGCTGACCAGTGTACAGGCTGGGCGCGTTGTGGCTCATCAAGCTCAGTTTTTCGTCGGAATTCACCGCGTTGAAGTAAGCACCCGCTGCGGCGTCCGTGGTATCCTTGGAGCCATCCGGCGGGTGATCGAATTTTTTGTCCATTTCCAGCAGGTTTTCCGCCTCGCGGATCATTTGTTCATTGCGGTGGAGCCGAATGCGGTGTTCCTCGAATCCGGCTCGCCACGCTGTATACACTGATTTATCCTTGTCGATGGAGAGTTTGTCGACCTTGAAATTGCGGGCCTCCAATTCCTGCAACGGCATTTCAGACTGCCACATGTCCGCCGTGATAAGGCCAAACCGGTAGCCGCACATGTCGCGCAGCCAGAAGAAAAATTTCTGGATTTTGCCGATGTTAATGGGTTTGTTCTGCCCGGCGCAGATCGTGAGGATGAAGTCGTATTCGACCATGAGGCGGTATTCGGCAAACGGCTCGCCATCCTTGACCAAGCCCTCGACGAGCTGACTTCCGGCCAGATGGCAGATGCTTACGCCAGCCAAGGATTGGGTGGCCAAGTCGATGTGCGCGTAGCGCTGGTTTTGTGGATGCCGGATGGGCTGGATGCGCGACTGTACGCGGGTAAGGAACGCTTTATGGCTGAGATAATCCCAGATGTTTTTGTTGTCTTCCGAGCTGATCGGCAAACGGGCAACGCCGGTAATGAGCGGAGAGGGCACTCCTTCCTGTGTGGATACCTGTAAACAATGTTCAATATCAATGAGGCTTGGAAACAGGCGGTGAGCACCACCAACGCTGATGCCGGACAGGTTTTGAAGCTGGGTTTTGGTGTTGCGCCGGTAAGCTTCCCAATAAAACTTGGGTACCAGTTCCGTTTTGGCCCCGTTGGGCGGTTCTTCGTGCGGTTCTTCGAGGATAGGTGAACCGTCCTCCCGGTACCAGCCTGAAAGAATATAGGGTTCCATATTCTTCAGGCCGTAGGTGACTTTGAACCAATGGTGATTGGGGCCTATGCCGGTCAGGACGTGGCGTTTGATTTTGTAAACAGCGTTTCGGAAAACGATCTGGCTTGGCGGTTCCTGTTCCGTCGTGGATGGTAGCTGGCGGTTGGCAAGTTCGCGCAGCCGGTTGGATTCTTCAATTTCACCGACAACTTTTTCCGTGAAACTGGATTCGTCAGCGGCGGATGACGCGATGATTGAGAGTGCGGGCAGATAGGACGCGATTTTTTGAAAGCGGTTGGAGATGCGCGTGCGCACCTGATCGTAAAGCTCGTAAGCTTTCAGGTCAGGGTCTTTTTCCAGACGAAAGTTGCCTTCGTCCAGCCCGATGCCCACAAGGTTGCGCCCCAAGACGTGCTGGCCTTTTGATCCGGCAGTCATCCAGATGCGCGAAACACGACCGTCCGGCAGCGTGTTTTCCATTGGAATGCGGTAACCGCTGTAGTCCGAATCAGGGTCATAGCGGCAAATTTCCAAGAAGTAAGGGCTGTCTGACATGAAGGTCATCGCGGTGCCGAATGCAGTGTCCTTGACGGCTTCCTTCGTGACCGACAGGAGGTTGTAAACAATGTTTGAGTTTCGGTTCAGTCCAAAGAAGTGCTGGGGATTCTTCAGATAGGTCGCGATGCACATGCGGTAGAGGATCAGTGTGACCATCATGACCGTTTTGCCGATACCCAAACTGCCGGTGATGACCATGTTGTGGATGCGACTGTTGATGTTCATGTGCCTTTGCATCAATTCCATCCACGCGGGCCAAATGCCTTCGTTTTCTCCGGGGATTGGCCGCCATGTGCGCCCGAGGTAATAGTCGTCAAGGATGAACGTCTCGATGTTGGGCGGGCGCTTGATGTAGTCAAAGCGCCAGAGTTCGTTCGTCAGGTCGCCATAGTCTTCGCCTCTGGCGGCGGCCTCTTTCATTAATGTCGCCAGTTCTTCGAAGCGCTGTTGTTCCAAGCTGGTAAGCGACAAATCCCGAACGCCCGGAGTGATTTCGCGTTCACCTGAGAGCACCTGCTCAGCAACTCGTTCGATGCGCTCCGTCAGCGTATGGTGTGTTGTCTTGCCGCTGTCGTTCGTAGAACTCATGCACGTCAAATCCCTTGTCCGTCACGAACCATTGTTTGCGCGGGCGCGGGCTGCCGGGCTCCCAGAAGTGTGACTTGATTTGTGAAAAAATCAGTCCGCGCTTGTGCATATTGAACAGCGCGATTCCAGCAAGCAGCGGGTAACGCCCTTCGTTTTTCTCCCAGCAAATCCAAGCAATTTGCGTGGCGGTAAGGCCGGGGCAGGCGACGAGTATGCGCAGCACCTTTACCGTAAACTTTGAGGCTTCGTATTGAAGTAACACGCATTTCAAGTGGCTGGGCCGGATTGAACTGTGTTCATTGCGGCATCTCTTTCCGGCTGTGCGCGGAACAGGTAGACGGCATAAGTGCCAGCGTAAACTTTAGCCAGTTCTCCGTAGGCCGGTAGAATTTTGGCTCCGTTGATGATCTGCCACCCGTAGTGCGACGTGAAGGAGATCGCCAGTTCGTAGACGTTGTAATCGCGGATGGCGTTTACAGCGCGTTCGCCTGCGATGAAAGTCAGGTAAGGAAGGACATCTATGCTTTTTTGAAGGTGTTTTTTGCTGGTTTTAATGATGAGCATGTGTTGTTTAAACCATGCGTCTGGTCCAAGGGTGTCAATGCCCTTGGGTGTTTCGATAGTGTAGCCGACCATCTGGTTTTCAGCGAAGTGAAACCAGAGGCTCGACGTGTGCCCAAAGCCGGACACACATTCCTTGTACGCTGCTGTCATCACGTACAAGAACGGAATTACGCGGGTTTTTCGGCAGATTCGGCTTCTTCCGCCGATACGTCGTCAGGTATTTCTGGCGGTTCTATGCCCATGGGAAGGATGCCGCGTTCAGCGTTTAGTTTTTGCTCCAGTTCCCAGAGTTTTTTGCGGATAAGCTCACGGCCTTGGGGCGTGGTGCCCTCCCAGTGTTTCTGCACAATGCGTTCAGTCTGGTGGTGATGAAAGTCGATTTTTTCAATGACGGTCACGGTATCAACTGCCCGGTCATTGTCGCTTAAGCCTTTGGTCAGGTCGGGTATCTGGTCGTTGGACATGCGCCAGATAACCAGTGCTTCACTGACGGAAACATCGTTGCGACGCGTGGCGCGTTTGATGTGGCGCACGGCATTGGCTCGCATCTCGATCATGTCGGCCAAAAGTTCGTGATTGGCCTGATTGACGTAGGCCCGCACGACATCGCCCTTTTCCGGCTGGCTGGCAGCGATCTGCTGGATGTGACTCTTGAAAGGAGCGATGTCCTTGTTGGTGGACATCGCGTTGACCAATTCTTTAAGCCCGATAACCGTGGGGCTGAGCGGTTCCAGCGGTTCCTGCGGGTCAAGGTCACTGCGGCAGACAAAATTGGATGCAACTGCGTGTTGACTGGTAGGCTCCAAGAAAACTGGTTTGCCCAGCATTCCAGTGTTGGTGCCGGTGTCTGTAACCACGACCTCGACGCAGGTGCCGGTGGAGACTATCGTGGCTTCCGGCGGCGCGGGCTTTGGCTTGGGCTTGCGCTTTGCCGTGTTTTCAGACGGCTTTGACTTTACCGTTTTAGTTCGTTTGCGGCCCATTACCTCAGTACTTTGCTCGATGCCAGCCGCTCCTTAAAAATCTTGCGGAGCCTCGATCCCAATCTTCTTGTTGGTCTATCTGCACCTGATTTCTGTCCAACCATTCTTGCCGCTGTGCGGGTGTAAGCGTCGAACAGCCGAGGGTGAGCAGGATCAAAATGGCTCCAAAGAGATTTTGTTTGACTTGGGCGCGGCGATTTTCAGGGACGATTGTGCCATTAGATTCAGCGATTTTATTACGCTTGTTGGCTTCGGCGTCCGCTTGCGCCTTGGTGTCCAAGGGGGCGGTTACCCGCTGTCCATTTTCCACGACTACGAATTTGCCGTCTGCTGGATTGTTTACGTTGTTTGCCATAGCGTTAAGAACAGAATAGCCCGGTTTACGTTTATTGTCCAAGCGCCGCTTTCGCATCGGCGTAGTCTTGGCCCACGTCTCCGCCCAGCACTTGGAGCTGGATCTTGGTGTCCTGAAGCTGGTCGTATTTGGTTTTCATGACATCCGTCATTACCTGCCCGGAATCACGCACGAAATTATCCGCGAACCTGTCAATTTCAGTAGCGATGTCCGCGTTGCTGATTGCGCTTAACTGGCCTATGGCGGCTCGACCGGCTGCGCATACGGTTTGTAGACAGCGTAGAAAGTCAGCCGCTTGTGTCATGGCGCTGTTTACATCACCCTGAATCTGCCCCAAGAAGTCATCTAGCTGTTCCTGCAATTCCCCCATTCGGTTCCACGGATGCCGGAGCAGCCGGTTTATCATGTTGGCGTAAGCTCCCGTGATCATTGCTTGAAGCTGGTTGACATCGCCGGTCGTTATCGGGGGCAGGTTCAGCCATGGACAGTTTGCGACCAGATTTTCGTATAGCGCAAGGTCGATGTTTACAACCGGAATGAGGTTGCCGATATTTGGCACCAAATCGCTCAGTTCGCCGAGCTGTTCCAAAAGGCCAGCGAGGCTCCGCAAGGCGGTAAACTTTTTGTTTATCCGCTTCAGGACATCAAGCTGGAATGCCGCCAGCGTGTCGACAACTTGGCAAGGGTCTACGGCCATAGTATCTTAATAGTAGTTACAGGTGTGAACGCGTCGCCCGCTCTCATGTTTAGAACCAGAAGTCCTGCGCCTGATACGGAGGATCTGGCTCTTTCGTTCTTGGAGGAAGAAGTGGGCCGGTTCGATTGGGTGAACAACTGGCCGAAAATCAAGGCGACTGGAACAGCCAGTCAGCGCGTTCAAGACTGGTTGACGGCCTTACAGATTGAGCATAACCCGGATGAAATCGTTTCTTATCTGGATAAGCTCGTGGCGGAAAGATCAGGCAAGTGGTTGTAAACAGTGAACAAGCAAAATATGAAAAAAGTCCTATCTTTACTCGTGCTGGCCGTCCTAGCCGCAGGTTTGACCGGGTGCGGCACAACCAGCTCAGACGCGAATCTCGGCCCGCCCATGGTGCGGCTGAGCGTTTCCAGCGGAGCTGTCTACAGCCTGCTGAAATACCCGGAGGCGGTGCCTGCTGTCAGAGCTTCCGCCGCGATTATCTGTTCACAGGCGGCGGGAACCAATCTGGCTCCGGCGGAAGTGGTTGCGGCCATTGACGCTCATGCGGAAAAAACACCGGAGTCGGTGTTGATTGTGAATGCAGCTTTGAGTGTGTACACACTCGTATGGAACAGCTACGGAGCCAGTGCGGTGGCGCACACGCCCATTCTCAGAGTGTACTTGGAAGCAACATGCAGCGGTCTGATTGACGCTTTAACCGTGGTGCCCGCATCGGATGGATTGCTCAGTGCTACGGCACAAAATCCGGCTTGGCCTCAAGTTAAATTCAAGTGAAAACCGCACTGCTCATCCTGCTGGCTGCGTTCCTTTCCATGGGTTGTCGCACCCCAGTTCAGCCGGAGGACGAGTGGCCTTCTTTGGGTTGGGATGCCGATGTCCCTTCCCTTGACCCTGTAACGAATAGCGTGCCCCGATGAAATTCCAGCCCGGTCTTTTACCAAGGAAAGCCACTGATCGCCGCTTTTTGGCGGCCCCTTTGGCTGCGGTAAACGTGGTGCCAGCGCTCGTTGATTTGCGTCCGCAGCTTTTGTCTTCCAGCAACCAAGGAAATACGCCCAAGTGCGCGGCGTACTCGATGGCAGGCTGGTTGGAATACTACAATTGGAAGTACAAGGGGATCGCCGCACAGATCGATCCTGATCCCATTTATGACCGAGCCAAGATGCTTGACGGCGTGCCGGAAGCAGCAGGCACGACTTTGGAGGCTGTGCTTCAGGCTGCGCATGATTTGCAATTGATCACGCCGGTTGAGACGGCCAGCATTCGTTTTGTGGGGCCGGATGGTGTTCAGCAGGCGCTCCATCGCTACGGTGTTATTTTGGCCGCTTTTAACATCGCAGAGGGCTGGAGGGGTGCTGCTCCCAACGGCTGGATTGCTGAAGGCGGCGTGGCGTTGGGCGGGCATGCGGTGCTGCTTTGTGGATATTCGACCGTGGATAATCCACCGTGGTACGGCATTCAGAATTCATGGGGTGAACAGCAAGGCTGGCGCGGTTTTAACCGCATGACGGTTTCACTGTTCAAGCAGCAGTTTGATTACGGTTTGATTTGTGATTTTCCAGAGCGTATTTAGTGGTGTGAGGGTCTAGGGTGGAGGCCGACCGGTCAGACTGGTCGGCCTTTTTACGCCCGGCAGGATTGGCCTGCTCACCTTTTTCAATTTTTCGGATAAGCTGGTCGGCAGGCCAAGTTTAAAGGCCGCACACAATAAACAGCCACTACGGGCTAAACGCGGACATTTCTGCCCTCAACGTTTCAGCGTCCTACGCCAGTTCCTCGCAAGACTGTCACTGGAAACCGACTGGAGTTACCGCTCCAGTATCGCGGGCGCAAAATTTAAAGCACAGTTTTGGCAGAGTGGAGTGTGGGGGTCCAGCCAATAGCGTGTCGGTTGTTTACACTTAACGCAATTTTCCGGCGGACAAAACTTGAGATCATCCGGTTCATGGTGGACTTCCGTCTTGGGTGTGACGATCACGCCTTTGTACCTGTCACCGTCACAGGTAAGATGCCAGTCATAAATGCCATCCGAATAGCGGAGAGCGCCGTCAGCAATGGGCAGGGCGCACACCACACACGGCCTAGTGATCACAGGAGGGGCAGACATGGATGATTCCTCTACGCACGACTTCAAATTCTTGTCCGCATTTGACGCAGGTGCGATGTTCCACTTTGGCTGGAAAGGACATCTCGCGGGCGTAATGCGAATCCCAGCCCGGCTCAGTGCCGATGGCTTCGATCACAGTGCCCTCGTCGATCAACAGGAAAGGTTGAAAACAGCCGTACGAAATCAGTTTCTTGTCAGCGGTCTGAATAACATCGCGTTCGTCTAGCCAATAGCCTTCATCCTTGATGACTGGGTTGTGGAATGTGAAACTGATGGTCAGGAAGGTAAAGCGTCCGCTGGGCGGCCTGCCGACGCGGCCCCAAAGAGCCACACTGGCGTTGCGGCCACGCCCAACATACCAGCGGCCTTCAATGAGCTGATCCTGTGGAATTTGTTTCATTAATCAATGTGGCCGTTATCACCGGTGACCGTCCACTTCATATCGTCGATGAAGCGCCGAATGAATGGCTGGTATGTCCGATCAGGCTTGCTGTTTCCGTTGCCTTTGCACTGATGGACTGAGCCCTTGCGCGTCAAAGGGTGCGCGTGGTCGAAACCGACTTCCAACGTGGCGTGCGGTTTATTGTTTTGATCGCGCAGGCTGTAATACTCACGCTGGCTGTTCATACGCCAGTTGTTGTAATAGCTGCCGTTGCCGACGCAGTGGTTCATCAGGCGTCCCTCGCGCTCGAACTGAAGCGCGGTGACAAGTTTAACCCAGCGATAGTCCTCGTAAACTCTGATCACGACCGGTTTGTCGGTGACGTAGTTCCAGATGTTGGCCGAAACGTCCCGGTACCAGAGCACGGCAGCGTCGGTTGCGACGGGGAAGCTGATGCGGTCGACGCGAGGCAGGCGGGTATCGTTCGCTTTCCAGTTGTTGAACCAGAGGATAATGACTTCCAGCACGTTCCAGAGTTCGCGGCGGCGCGGCTGCACCGTGTCGAACCAAAATAGCGTTTCACCACGTTCGACAGCGGCGATTGCCCACGGTGGAAGTTCCTTGGGGTCGTGTTTCTGCCGGTCATGCCGGGGTTTTTTGAGCAAGTGAATGGTTTCGGTGTATTTGCACAGGCAAACTTCGCGGAAATTGGCGCACACGTCTTTTTCCGGCAATTTGCCAAGGATGTAGTTTCGGGCCACGGTCAGCACCCAGCGTTTGGCGTGATCATGGTACAGCCGTGCCGCGTATCGGCGCAGTTCGCGTTCGATGTCTGCAACGTTCAAAACGTTCACGGTTTAATAGAACCAGAAACCTGTAAACGCCGCAAGTAATAATTAAGGATTACCGCTCAGGTCCGCGTAAACGTTGTGAGCGCAGGCGGCTGACTTCATTGGCCAGCGCTTGGGAGCCGCTGGCGATGTCTGCGGTTGGAAAGCGGTCTGGGTCGACAAACAGCGGCGCGATCTCGTGAACCACGCGATCGTTCAACGGACTGTCTTGGACATTGTAGACTTGATGGGTGGGCCAGTGGGCCAGCACGTAAGGTTTGTCGTCTTTGTCGATGAAATAAAGCGGCCCTTGGTTTGAATAAGTGGTGGCGTACGAGAGTGCTTTGGTGCACCAGACGGGCAGTTCACCTGTTGCCGCGTTGCGTTTGCTGAAAGCCACCACTGTTTCTGGATAGATGGCTTTGCGCAGGGTCAGGTTACCGTGCTGGGCAATCGTTTTGCCGTCTTTGGTGAAGAACCACGGTTTGTCTTTGACTTTATCCATGAAGTCACCCCCTTCCTTCATCACGTCACGAAAGCTCGCGATGTCGTCAGTCTTCATGACCTCCAGCTTGCGCATGAGTTTTTCAGCTTCGAGGGCGTTGGCCCGTTCTTGGTCGTCCATTTCACCTTCTGGAATAGCGGCTCTGGCAATCAGGCTGTGCTGGTAGTTTAGGTAGTGAACGAGATTGGTCAGACGGCTAAAAAGTTCGCGGCGGCCAGTCTGGATCGGGTCAAAGTGGTAAAACTCTTTTTCTTCAGCGCCGGGCGCGGTCATCCAAGGCTGAAGTTCTTTTTTGACCGGTGGTTCGCCAAACATGCGCTTGGCTTTGGCTTTGGCGGGTTTGAATTTGGCAAACGATTGTTCGATGTCTTTTTGGACAACGGGTTCGTGCAGGGCGGTTGTGTACGTTTGCTTTTCCGGGTCATACTGTTCGCGCACCGGCAACGGATTGCCTTTCGGTATCTCAGGCTGTCGTCCGGCAATCCAGCCGCCGCGTGGATCAGCGTAATACTTGCTGCCGCGCATGCCGCGAGGTTCGGCTTTGGCAACGTAAGGTTCTTTCAGGAGACGATCTATGTTGATGAGAAAAAATCGAGGCACGCGCTGGAACCATTTCTGGGCGCGTGGGTCACTGATTCTGGCTGCGAGTTTGCTGATTATGCTATCAACGTCTTTGGCGTTGACGATATTCAGCTCCAGCAGCAGATCGACGAGTGTGCTTGCGTTCACGGTTTAACTACTTGGTATGATTGGGCGATCCATCTTTTATGAACGGCTGCTTGTCTGTAAAGCCTGTGAGTTCTGGCGCGGAGCGTGTCTGAAAGGCCATGTGCTCCAAGGGACGTTGGGCTGCCCGTTGAAAAAATTCGAGGGCGTGGCTGCCGCCGGTTACATGGATGACCTGCCAGTGCCGACGCCGGAGCTGCCTGCGGTGAGCGCCACGGGCTGCTGTGGTCAGGTGCCGGAGGGTGACATCAAGCCGATGTCTTGGGGCGAAGTCTGGCGGCACTTGGTGACCGCGATGGAGGATTGGAAAAAGGCGGGGTATCCGGTTGTCACCGGGGAGGTTTACACTGAACGTACCAGTACTTGCAAAGCCTGCGTTCAATATCAGTGGTTTCAGTGCAAAATGTGCAAATGCGTCATCTACACGAAGGCCAAGCTCGCCACGGAAGATTGTCCGATTGGCTTATGGCCAAAGGTGTAGTTAGAGGGTTATGCCTAAAGCCTTTACCGCCCAGTTCAGTGATTTGTCTGGCCCCACCAACCCCACCGGCATTCTTTCACCTGCTTTTTTGGCGCTCAAACTGGCGCTCGACCGGGGTGACACGCCGGAGAATGTGCTTCAAACGCTTTACGATTGGTTGAGCCAGAAGAAAATTGAACCGACGCATGTAGACAAAATTCTGGAACTTGAACCGGCGGCGGCTTATGACGCGCTCATCGCGCTTGTCGGTGGCCAGATTAATCCAAGAAGCCTCCCTCTGATCGTTCAGCAGACACTACAGAAAACGATCCGTTTGATTGCACAACGCTATGTGCACGGGCGGGAGCAGGAGCTGGCGAAGGAGCAGGAGCGTGTTTCGGGGATGAAGATGCGTTATGGAGCAGAGTCCGCTCAGCAAGTTGTGCGTCGTTTGCTGGCGTCTTGATTCCGAGTTTGGCGATCCTGTTGTAAAGCGCCTGCCGTGAAATTCCCAAACGCGTGCTGGATTCAAGTTTGTTCCACCGGCATTCCAGCAGCACCTTGATGATTGTTCGCGCTTCCGTGCGCTCCAACTGGGTCAGGTCGCTTATCGGGATGTTGAGGCAGTCCTGAAGATCGGATTCGCCCGTCATTTCCTGCTGGATATTCAGGTCTTTCAGGTTGACGGACCCGCCGCACAGGAGAGCGCAGCGATTCATCTCGTTTTGAAGCTGGCGCACGTTTCCGGGCCAATCGTAATTCATCAGCGCCTTTTGCGTGTCGGCATCAAACATTGGCGGTTGGCGTTTAAACTGGGCGCTGTAAAAGCGAAGGTAGGCGCTGGCCATGGGCAAAATATCGTGCGGGCGGTCACGCAGGGGTGGCACGACGATGGTTACGGTGCCGATGCGGTAAAATAAGTCTTCACGCAAGCGATTCTGTTTTACGCATTCGCTTGGTAGATTGTTGATCGCCGCAATGATGCGCACGTTGACTGTTTCCTCTCCAATCGCGCCCACCCGGCGCACGCGTTTGTCCTGAAGGAAGCGTAACAGCTTGGCTTGAAGCGCCAGCGGCATTTCGGAAAGTTCGTCAAGAAACGCCGTGCTTTGGTCGGCGTGCTTGAACATGCCAACGCGGTCGATGCTGGTTGTAAACGATCCTTTGATGCTGCCGAACAATTCGCTCTCGATCAGCTCAGCCGGGAGGCCCGCGCAGTTGATGCAGACCATTTGCTTTGAATTTCGCTTGCTGTGCGCGTGGATGAGTTCAGCGACGATTTCCTTGCCGGTTCCGGTTTCGCCTGCGATCAATACCGGAACGTCGGCAGGTCCAATTTTCTTTGCCAAAGCCATGATGCTTTTCATGGCTGGACTCTCAAATATGCGTGGTGGTTCCAATTCTTTGATTAAAACATGCTGCGGGAGTTCAGGCAAGTTTACTCAAAACGCACAACCGCGATTGAGAAAAGCCGCATGGCAGTAAGGACTTTGTTCCAACCGAACTGCACCGCGTCAACTTCGCCGTGTACACCCGCGTTAGTCGGGTAATTTCCAAAGGTGCTTGCTCCAAAGTTGTTTAGCGCAATACCGTTTATTGTTGGCCAAACTCCTGATGTTCCATCCGATGGATTTAGCATCATTTCGAGAAATTGGGCGTGGGTAAAATCGTTGGCGGAAATTGCATCACTTGGCGCGTTGAATACAGCTAACGCTACGATAATGTTCGTGCCGCTTTTTCTCAATTCCAGCAGCAGTGGCCAACGGCGTTTAACGGTGCCTGTGTTTGTGGGCAGAGCAGGTGTGCCTGCTCCGAGTGCCGCAGTGATTATTCCAGCAAGGATTTGTGCGCGGACAGCGCCGCCGCCTCGAAAATGAGGGTTTCCACCTGCGGCGGTATATGCCCATGTCGATCCGTTAAGATCGGCACCTGTAGAGTTCCATAATCCACCAAGCCAGAATGAGGGAGTAGCGTTTCCGGCGTGGTCACTTTTTGAGGATGATATTCCCATGCGCAGGCTGCCTGTAAGGATGTTATTAGTGCCGTCTGCTTCAAGTTGGATCATCGCGCCCACTCGAATTCGAATCCAAGTACTGCCGATTGCGATTTCACGGCCATATTCCTCGTTGTTGAGCGCAAGGTATTTGGCAGGACCGTCAGCAAATGTTTCTGAAGCAATGAGCATAAGGTTACGCGTTAGTGGCTACGTCAGGGGCACCATTCCAGCCTGTTCCTTCATCAAGTTCATCTTCAGTAGGCACGCCGTCAGGGTAGCTTTCAAAAGTTTCTTCACTTACTAATTTTACGTAGTTTTCCGCAATGTCCGAGGCTCCGCTGAAGTTAATGCCTTCGGTCATAGTTGATGGAACTGCGGTTCCAATAGGGTAATCTTCAAAATTTTCCGTGGCTAGTAGGCCCCATTTTACATAGAGTTGATTCCACACATCTGCGCGTTCATCAGTCGTTAAGATGCGATTGAACACCATAACTTCACAGATGTAGCCGTCAAACCAGTGCGGTTCTGGCCCAGACCGGCCTAGCCTGCGAGTTAAGCCAGCGGTGGTGAAGGTGTTGGATGCAGAATTGTGGATATTTAAGCCATTCCAATTGATAATGTAAACATTTGTCGTTGAGCGTATGTTGTAGATAAGAAAACTTTGCAATGAGGCAGATGGACTGCCCACATTTGGCCGGATGTTTGAACAGAACTGTTCGTAAACATTGCCGTCAAGGTACGGATAGAGATTGATGTTATCACCGGTAAAGCGCCACGATCCCCAGTAAGGGTTTATGCCCGGATCGTTTGTGGCGCTTAGAAGCATGAATTTTTCGGCTGCTGTCTCGGTGCCTGAGAAAAATTCAGGCAGGTCGAAGAAGTGACCGGCGGTGCCGATAAAACGCACGGCAGGCAGGCTGTTTATGATGTTGGTGCGGTAGAGTGGACGTGTGGCTCCGCTCGCGGTCGCGTTGTTGCCTCCACCGGATGCATCAGGCCATGTTGTGATCGGATCGTTGTCGTTTAGGCCGCTAAGGGTGTCGGCTTGATACCACAGCAACAGGCCATCCGGTGGCACCCACTGTTGTCCATGGCGTAGAAAAGCGATGTCGCGCAGGCTTAAAGTAAAGCTCATGCTTGCAGGGCGTAAGCGACCACAACGTCACTGGCTGTGTTGCCGAAGGAAGTAAAGCTGACCACGGTTATTTTGTTGGCGATAAAACCTGTGGGTATTTCATTCAAAATGACAAAGTTGCTGTTGAAAGTCACCGGGACTTCAGCGGCGGTGCCGGAAACGAAGCACCGGTACGTGACGGCATGTGCAGGCAGGTAATTGGTGCCGTCAAACACTGTGGCTGCGGTCATGAATACGGTTTTGATCGCTTCGCTGTTGAAATCAACCAGCACGGTACCCGCGTTGCTGGACGTTCCATGCGTGTAGAATACGTTGGGGGTTGTCAGCGTACCGGTCATGGTGTCTCCGGCTCGCAAGACGCACAGTGCGGCGGCAGTTGTTCCGGCTACGGCGATGTCAAAAGCGCTATCGGCAGTGCTCTGGGCGCTTGTGGCGGCATTACTGCCGATGACCGCGATGGAAAAAGCTGAGTTTGCGGTGCTCTGGGCGGTCGCCGCCGCGCTGAGCGCGGCAGTGCCCGTGTTGGTTCCGATCTGGGCAAGCAGATAAGCGGCCCAGCCGATGTTGGTGCCGCTTTGGGCCAGATGGTAAGCGTCTGTGCCAACGCTGAATCCGCTGGGGATATTGGTGCCGATGATCGCAATATTGTACGCAGCTTCGGCGTAGTTGTAGGCGGCTGAACCGATGAATGTGCCGGTCCATGCGGTTTGGAGTGCCAGATCGGCAGTGTAACGAGCGTAATAGTCGCTGCCCGCAGTAGCCACGCTGCCTGAAGCTTCCTCGACAATGACCAATGTTGACCAGTTTTCGTCTACAATTCCAGTTGGCGGAGCGTTGCTGTTAGCCACGAGACAGACGTACTGGTCGACGCCGATCTGGACTACTTCATTGGGATTGTAAAACGCCGAAGAAGACCACGGACCCCTGTCCACGAGTTCTGATCCCTGCACAAAATGCTGAATCAGGTTCGTGTCAACGTACAGATACGTGGTGGTTGTGACAACAGCCATTTGATTTAATTACGGGAGTTCGTGCGCTAAATTTTGTTTACGTTTTTCCACGTTCAACAGTAACATCAGCCGTTCGGGTCTGTGTCAGTCCTCCCACGCTTTCCGTCCAGTCAGCCCCAATGGCTTCGTTCATGGTTCCATCCTGCATTGGTAATCGTACAATGTGATCTGCTGGATGAAGACTGCCAGCGGCCCCGATAGCGCTACCAGCCAGCGTGGTGATTTCACCCGCCGTTAGCTCACGATTCCAGATCGTCATGTCCGACATTGACCCCATAAAAGAAGTCATCCCCGCTACATTCCTACCAAACCACCAATCATTTCCGCTATTCCACATCGTTCCAACTGCGGCAGGCGTACCTTCAGACACTCCGTTAACATAAAGCTTCAATGTCCCTCCATTTGTACATGCCGCGATAACGTGATACCACTGATCCGGCACAATCGTAGTCGTTCCTGTCACATTCTTTCCCGCTCCATCGAACATGGTCACTGCAAACTGTTGCGTTGCTGCCGCTGTATACAAATAATGAGAATATGCACTATCAGGAGATCCATTTGACCTCAAAAAGATCGTAAAGTTTGCTTGAGCCGGAGCCGGAAGTCTTACCCATCCACCAGCCGACCACGCCGTGGGCTGTGCCAATGCTCCACCACCTGTAAATCGATTGAAGGCCGCACCACCGAAGCCGCAAGCCCGAGTCCCAGTATAATCTGAATCGTTATACTTGGACATCATGGCAGTCGAAAACTCCAAAACCTCGTCATCGCTTAGTAGTCGATTCCACCCGATCAAAACCGCGATGTAACCCCGCAAAAAATAAGCGGCACCATCAGCTTGAGCGCCGATCGTCAAACCGATCATTGCTTGTACTCCGGGATCTGGTGCCCACCCGGAATCCGTTCCATTTAGACTGAGCTTGCTCGATGTTCCGTTGAACCTGACCACTCCAACACGCCACCGGTTTTTTGGAGCCGTTACCACACCGTATGCCCCGCCACCAGCAAACAAGAAAACAGAATCTGGTGCTGCAAACGGTTGAGTCAGCATCGCATTTCGATTTGACAGGTTCCGGCTGTCAAAAATAAACCCCGATGCGTCTTCCGTAGTATCTTCACGGTATACCACCAGAAAACTGGACGGCTGGTTCCACGTCCCTTGTGTAAAAGTTGCCCGGTAAATCGAATCGTTTATGCCATCGAACCTCAACGCAGGAAGTCCCTTGATAACACTGATTTTGTAGACCGGTCCATTGACGGACTCAAGATCATTACCGTTACCAGACAAATCCACAAGACTCGTGATCGCGTCGTTGTTGACCTTCCCTGTGATCGCGTCCGCTTCAAACCAGAAATCGGGATCAGATACGTCGATTACATTTGGAGCTGCGGCGCTCAGGCTCGTCAGTGATCCAAGGTAGGCTGTATTTTTTAAGCTGAAGTTCATGCCTCAATGGATGGTGCACCGATCAGAGCGACTGGTGAACTGGAAAGACAAGTGAGTGCGATGATTACGTCTTTGTCGTAAATCTGCGGCGGCGGTGTAGTGCCAAACCAAGTGGTGGCTGAAATTGAACCGGCCATGTAAAGCGGCCAAGCGGTGCCGGTGGACAACAGCATCACGGCAATTTCAGCTCCGGCTGTGTAATTGATTCCGTTAACAGCCAGCGCTCCGTTTACAGTTGTCTGTTGGTAATCTGAGCCGGTAAAGTCGAAGTAGATCGTGCCCGTGTAAGCTACTGAACCAACGGACGAAATTGTGCCCTGTTGTGCGAGTGAGTAAGCAGCCGTAGCAAGATCGAATGCTGCGGTTCCGGTATTAGTACCGATTTGGGCTAAAGCGTAAGCGGTTTGGGCTTGGGCGGTACCACTTTCGGCCAGCAAATAAGCCGTCTGGGCGCGGTCGTACGCTGCTGTGCCGGTGTTGGTGCCCACTTGGGCCAAGTAATAGGCGAAATCTGCAATGTTTTGGGCCGTGGTGGCGGCTGATAGCGCAGCCGTACCTGTGTTTGTTCCGATTTGAGCAAGTAAATAAGCCTCCTGTGCTTGATTCGTTCCGCTCACGGCAAGAGTGTAAGCGTCCAAGGCAATCGTGCCGGAGGCCGACCCGGAGGCGTAAGCAAGCAAGGCAAGGTTATAGGCAGCCGTGCCTGTGTTCGTTCCGATTTGAGCGAGTAAATAAGCCTCCTGTGCTTGATTCGTTCCGATTTGAGCGATGGAGTAAGCCGTACTTGCAAGGTTATACGCTGCCGTGCCTGTGTTCGTTCCGATTTGAGCGAGTGAGTAGGCGAAGTCGGCGGTGTTCCGGGCCGTGGCGTCAACCATGCCAGTTCCAGCAGTCGAGGCCAGCAGGTAAGCCTGCCACGCCAGATTGCTGCCGTCAGTGGCTACTGTATACGCTGCCGTGCCCGTGTTCGTTCCAATCTGAGCCAAGGCGTAGGATGCATCAGCCGTGTTCTGAGCCGTTATAGCGCTGTTGGTTCCAATTACCGCGATGGAAAAAGCTGAGTTTGCGGTGCTCTGGGCGGTCGCCGCCGCGCTGAGCGCGGCAGTGCCCGTGTTCGTTCCAATCTGAGCCAAAGCGTAGGCTGTATTGGCAACAGCTCCTGCCACGATCGCCACGGTGAATGCTCCATTGGCCGTAGCCTGCGCAGTGGCCGCATCGGTGGCCGCGCCGCCAGCAAGGGTATACGCTGCCGATCCTGTGTTCGTTCCAATTTGTGCGAGGTAGTAGGCGGCCCACGCGATATTGGTTCCGCTTTGGGCCAGTTCCCAAGCTGCTATTGTCAGCACGTCTGTCGGAGTGAGCGTGCCAGAGCCGCCTTGGTACTCGTAGAGCAGGGACATGATTGACCACGACGTGGGCCGGACGCGGGTTGGTGTGCGTTGAGGATTGTCACCAACGTTGTCGCGGATGGCCATGTAGTAGGCTGCGCCATACCGCGCTGCCATGAGGGGTGCGGCGGTGTAAGTGCCGCCACTTGACCATGTGCCGGTAAACAGGAAGTCGCCTTGGCTGTCGACGTACTTTGTCAAGCCCGTGGCGTCCGCGAAACTGTATACAGAAACGTTGCTCACGATTTTTGAAAGATCAGGATTAGATCAGTACCCCAGACGAAGGTGCTCGCCAGTTTGAAACCTTCCAAAAGTTGACGGTCGCACGCGGCGATAATGGCGGCGTCGATGGTGTGTTCAGTGGCGAAATCGAGCCTGAAAACGCGAGTGTTGTTCATCGGGGTGCTTCGGGTATGGCTTGAATTTTGGCGGTGATGGCCTGAACGGTGTTGCTTGACAGGTTGCCGTTTGCGTCCTTGGCGAACATGAAGGCCGCGCCCGGCTGCATGACCGCTGTGTTGCCGACGGCGAGGCGCTGGTAAATTCCACCGGATCGGTTGAAGATGCCGCTGTAGCGCAGTTCCATGATCACGGATGGGCCGTTGGTGGGCACGAGGGCCATCTCTGCCCGTGCGTAACCGAACTTCGCGCTGTAAAGCTGCGTGGCTGGGTTCTCCGCAATTTGAACACCGAGGATCGTGCTGGTGCTGCTGATCACGTAGTTGTGGTTGATGGCACTGCACCCTGTCATGAGCAGGATGGCGAAAAAAGCGCAGGTTTTCATTTTAGGTCGATTACGACGTTGGCGTTCGTGGGCACGGTCACGGTGGTAAAACTGGACAGACCCACGCTTATCTGGCCGTTGCCCGCGTTAAAGCCAATGGCCTTGGACGTAAAGACAGTTGGATGATTGGTGTTTACAGTCACCCAGCCGAATCCCACGATCGGGTACCAGAGGCCAGTCTTGGTCGCGCAGCCGCAAAGCAGCATTGCCAGAGCAATGCTGCTTTTCAGTTCTGTGTGACGAAGATGCGGCACACACTAAATACCTGCGCTACCCGGAGAGGGTGGTAGTTACTGCAACATGAAACGCGTGTACACTGACGAGAACTTTCCCGGCTACGAGGTCGTGAACAACGGTCGAACGCTTTTTGAGGTTTTTCTGAGGGGAAAGATTGTCAGCACCTTTGAATCGTGGGATCGGCCAGATGGCACGATCACTGAAACAGCGGCGGCCCGCCGCGCCGTGGATTTCTTCAATCGGATGCGGGCGGTGCCGCTGGAAGAAATGGATGTGGCGGAGTTGCCGGAAGGCATCAATGCTCCAGTTCGGAGGCCGACTACTCAGGAGATCGACCAGTTGATGTCCAAGGAGAAACTGGAATCAGTGTCGGAGCGCAGGCAGGCGCTGCGCCGCCACATCCTTAACTTGATGCGGCAGGAGGAATCGCTGGCGGAGGCGGTGGTGAATCATCTGGTCGAAGCGCCGTGATCTTTGGCTTTGCGCAATACTTGAATTACGTAGTGTACTGTAAACGGCACGTTTCCAAGTTCAATACCAACGGGCTGAGTTAGAACCCATTCCCGACATTCGTTGCTCGGTGCACGCAGGCTTTCACATGGTCCACATCCTTTGTGCGGTTCACCGTTCGAGTGGCATACAGTCTCGTGGAGAGTGACAAGCTGTTTAAACACTTCCAGTTGAGTTGGTGTGTTCACTAATCCTTTGGAAATTGATGGAGCGGCCATTGGGCGATGATTTTTAGCCACATATCCGTGACGAACTGTCGAGCTTCTGGTTCAGATTTGAAGGTGCGTTTAAGCCTGATCCATTTCCATCCGCTGTGCGCATTCGCGTCTTTGACGGCAAAACTTACACGAGTCAAGGCGTCTTCCTGACACCCTCCGATGCTTCCAACCACGTGTCCTGTAATTTTGATGTCCGTATGGTGTGGCTCAAACGAACGGTAACGCCCGACGGGGATGTGTTTTTTGAATGTCGGTTTGCTCATAGTTTATCGCGGGTGTTGCGGCTTGCTCAGGTGGTGAACCGTCCATGCTTCTGGAGTTCCAAACTCGTAAATCCACGAGTTGGACCCTACGTAAGTGCCGTCCAAGGCGCAGCCTGTGACGGTAACGACTGTCTTGCGCCAGAGCAACGCGCCCTTGATTGGCATGACCTGCCCGATTTCAGCGATGCCGAGGTACTTGCCATCTTGATATACGTCGAGCCGAAAGCCGCTGTTGTTGACAAGGCTGTACTGACTACTGGGCATGTCCATCGGGTGGCAGCCCGCGCCGATGGTGCTACGGCTGTAGGGATAATTGTAGGTGCATCCGCTGGTCAACAGTGTCAGCGCCAATAGGAGTGTGGGTGTTTTCATTTTTTGATTCAGTGGTTTCAACTTCTGGCTCAATAGGCGGCGTGAATATGTAGCCCTGTTCGCGCCGGTAAGTGTCGATGGCATCGGATTCGACGAGTTCGCACATGATCTCCGCAGGCTTGCCGTGGCCGGGCTGCCAGCGGTGCCAGAGTTCGTGTGCCACGAGCCCGACCAAATGTTCTTTCCAGTCTTTGTGCCAGAACACGGGCATATCTTTGAACAATGGATAGGTGGTCTTTTGGGCTTCGGTATGAAGTTTGCCGATGTAGACGCGGGAGACGCATCCGCAACAACGGCCCCACCAGAATCCGTGCTGGCCTTTGTTGAGAATGATCTGCGGCGTGTGGAGCATTCGGAGCAGGAAATTGACACCGTGGTCGTGGAAGCCTGCGCGTTGGATGTGGCGGAAAGCGCTGGCCACGAGTGGGCGGATGTCGGCCCACGGGATACCAACGGTGTGCTCGAAGTAGATTACGTCGAGCGTTGTTTTTGGCGCTTTCAGCCCGCGTGCCTTCATGGCCGGGCAGTGGACTTTGAGCTTCTTGGCTTTCATCGGTTTTTCTTTCGACCTTGCAGGTAAGTGTGAATGGCTTTGACACGGCGGGTAAAAGCCCGATGGCGCGGCATATCTTTGGCGGCGTAAACACGAAGGCTGACTTCGGCATCCTCCAGTTCCTCCTGAGTGAACGCGTCTTCGGCCTTGTGCTGCAACGCGTCAATTTCAGTGTGAACGCGTTTGGCCGTGGTGGTTAGTTTCCACAGGCACCAAAGCATCAAAATCACGTAGACCGCAGAGACGCCGATGACAGTAGCGGTAGGATTCATCGGGCCTCCCGTTTAATTTTGGCGGCAAGCCGGATGCGACGGTCTGCGGCAGCGATGTTGCGGCGCTCGCGGGCGGTTTTGAGCCTGTCCTTGCGTTCTCGGGCGCGTTCGAGCTGGGAGCGCAGAACTCTGCTGCGCAGCGCCCATGCGTAGATGTCCTTGAGGTTGACCCGGACCTCCTGACGTGTGCCCTTTGGGTAGAGGACGAGCTGGTCGACGGCAACGAGTCCGACCACGAGTTTGCGGTGCTTGTCGCGTCCATACATGCCGCCGAGTGGATCACGGCAGACACGCCAGACATCCGCGTTGGTAACTTTGACTTCCGGCTGGCCGTCCACGCCGATGACCTTGTGGAAGGCAGCCTTGCCGTCATTGTCTTTGACGCGAGTACGGACCGGCACGAGTTTCGTTTTGCCTATCTCGATCATGCCCCTGAGTGTAAACTATCAGGGGAAACTTGTCAACATTATATTTTAGTAGTAGCCGATTCGTTTGCCGTACTTCTCCATCAAAGTCATCACAATCTCGCGTTGTTTCGCGCTGAAATACTCACGAGTGAGATTGGAACCGATGAACTGGGCCTCCCAGTCCGAAGTTTCAATTTCAGCGTTGTCCAGCATTTTCAGGAAGCGCCGGAGTTCTTCGCTGTCGTCAGGTTTCATGGTGTCAGTTGTTCCAGCAGCAATTTGATATTGGCTTCTGTCGGTTCGCTGGGAATGTGCGGCTGTTTTTTCGGTTTGCCTGTGCCGCCGCATTCACAGGTTAAAGCGTACGTTTCGCCATCCCACCCACTGCCGTTACAAACAGGACAGCACTCTGCTCGCTTTTGTTTCCAGATTGGTTCAAAAATTTTCAACCACCAAGGCGCAAGTGGGTGGCTGAGATCGACGGAAAATTCTTTTGTGTCTTTCCACCAAGTGAGTCCTATTTTTCGGTTTAAAAGACAGAGTTGAAACGTGTTAGATGCATCTCCGCCGTGTTCCCAAGGTTTGGGTTTTGTCGGCCAGTTAAGGTAGGACAACAGCTTCACTGCTTTATGTGCCCGAGTACGTTGGTCGCCGCGATACTGGCAGTGTATACAGCCGCTTGCAGGCAGGCGAGTGCCATTTTTAAAGCCAAAGACTCGTGGTCGACCTGTTGATGAATCTGATCTATTTCATGGTTCATTTTACTCAGGTCGGCAATGATTGCGTGGATTTTGTCTAGCATGGTGTGCTTCCTCAGTTAGGGTGGGTGCCGGTAGATTGTCCAACCAAGCAATTAGACTGGCGTCGCAGGCTAGGCCGCATTTGTTACATACATAGTACTGCGTCGTGTCGCCTTCAACGTGTACGTCGGCTTTGCAGCAGTTTGAGAGGATGACAGTCATTGAGTCGGCGATGATCGTGTTAATTTTGTCACGGTTGTTTTGTGAACAATCTGGATTTCTTCAGGCATCGGCCTGTTCCAACGCCCGCGCCGCCAGATACGCCATGAACCGTCCTCCATCAGCTTCCACGACGAGCACCAACAGTGATGGGTTCGCTCTCGCATCCATTTTTCTTCAGCATCCGGTTTTGGCTGGTTAGGCCAGATCAGGGTACAACTTCGGTGCGCTACTTTTGGGGTGGTCATGTCCAATCGAGCACGCACGGGCCGATGGCGTAAATGGCGACCTTGGCTTTGCGTTGCCCTGCGTCTGCGATGAACTCGAAGATGTCAGAGGATTTGAGCACCATGATGACGGGTTCCGAGCCTTTTTCGACACCCGTCCAGTCTTTTACGACGAAACCGTTGGTGTCGCTGAAGCGCCAGCGGGCGATGGCTGCTCTGTCCACGCTGGTCGTGTGTTGTGGTGATGGTGAGGGTGAGGCTGATGGTGGTGGCGTTGCCATGGCGTTTAGAACAGAAAATCATGCAGGCATCCCTGTGGCGCACATTGAACATGTGGCTGTCTCAAATACGACCTGATGTTTGGCGCACCATTGTTTCTCGTTTGGGTGTAAACGAGGACCGGAAATTAACACGTGCGGATGGCCTGCGTTAGCTTGATATACCCGGCGCTCGTCGTGGATCACGTCAATGTTTGAACGCCACATGAATGGAGTTGAGATGCTGATTTGTTCGACCGTACCGCCGCGAGCTTCCATGTAAACCAGCAGGCCGAGCACCTGAGACGGAGTGATGTGACTGGCTTCGTCGGTTCCGAGCAACCAGCCACGCGTGGCCGAGTTCATTTCGATATTGGCTCGCAGCAGCCGGAGGAACTGCTGATCAAGCTCAAGCGTTATTCGGACCTTCTTATCGCGGTTTTGATCTGCTGGCGCAGCAGCTTGTGGGTTTTTTGTTTCCACCGCCGGGCGAGTCTTTGGTCGTAATTTAGCCATGTGTCGTGCGGGTTTACTGGTGAACTTCATCCGTGGGAGCGTTAATGAGCACGGGTTCGATCCATGTGATGCGTTTGGGCGAGTCTTCGCTCCATGGTTTGTGGCCGTAAGGTTGGTTGCGCATGTGCCCGCGCCGCCAGTGCATTCTGGGTGAGGCGTGCGTGCCGTGTGCGCCTTGGGCGGGATCGATTCGCCGCGCACGGTAGTCCCAGCCGATCAGATTGGGGTGCCAGAGTTCGTCGACACGCCGTCCTTTTTTGGTTTTTTCCGGGCGAGCAACGCCGCCTATTTTGGTGACATTGTGCGCGGCGTTGAGCACCAGCATGATTTTTACGGCGAACGCCTGAACTTTGGCGTTGAATGTTTTTTCTTCCTCACCTTCGGCGGGCAGTCCTTTGTCATGCCGAGGCAGCACAAAATCAGTAAGCCTTTCTCTGGCTCTGGCTTCTTCCATGTAGGTAGCATCTTGAAACGGCGCGTTGGCCATTTTGTTTACATTCATGGTTAGCGGGTAACTGCCGGTGTAATCCACTGGAACGGCCACAGTGGCGCTGTAGACGGGATAAACGATAGTGATGCGGTCGACTTTATTGTCGAAGCCATTGACGCCTTTCACAGGTAATTCGCATGGCGGTAAGTTCTTCAATTTGTTTGGATAAATGCCCGCGCTCAAGCGTGTGACGCTGATGAACGGGCACATGAAGCCGAAATAATTCAGCACAAAGTCGGTCGGCAGGACGAACAGCATCGCGGGTAGCGGCCATTGTATTTCGCTGAATTTGAAGTCTTCCGGGGGCTCGGTTTGAGCCACGGCCTGCGCAAATTCCGACCGCACAAAGTAGGTGGGCACGCGGTATTCCAGATGCATCAGACAATTGGCCAGACCCGTAACGTGCGGCAGCATGTTCAACTCGGATTCGAAGCCAACCATGTATTCGCTCCAGAGGGTGAATGCGAAGTATTTGGGATTGAGGTAGCCGTTGGGCGGGATAATCCGTTTTGGGTAAACGGCTTTGAACGTGAGCGGCTGCCGCACCGGCAACTCTTTTAAAAACTTGTCGAGTTCAGGGTGCATGTTTTGATTTTCTGGTTCACGCTTAGGAAGATACGGTAAACACTTTAAGCCTGTCAACCTTAATATTTACACGTTGAACGCTACCTGTAGGTCGAGCAGAGTTGCTGCCCGTACACGCTAATCGTGATTACGAAGGCTGGGGGCTATGCCCGGCTGATCCGGTCGAAGATTTTTTGTAACAGGGGGCCGTGTGAATCTGGCACCTGAATGGCGCGGGCTTCATCAATGATGTGCTGTAACTGCCCCGGATTGAGTTCTTGGCCTGACATGAGCGCCTGACCAATGGCCATGTCGAGGTCGCTGTGCGCAAGGTTGGCCAGAATCATGATCAGCACGTCTTTCAACTGGCTCAGCTCTTTTGGATTGAACTGGCCTCTGGGCGCGGTCATTCTGGTGATGTCATCTTCCTCGCCCATTTCCGAACCCGGCTGGTGCAAGGGCACGGTAACCTTTCGGCCTGAAAGCTTGAGCGGCCTGCCGGGTATGGGCGGATACTGGCGACCGGGAGGCGGAGTTCCCGGCGAGTGCCCTGATGGCACCGGATTCGTGGGGTCGTCTTCTGCTTCAGTCAGATTGTGTTGAAAGATTTCTTTAGCCTTCATGTCGTCCATAAATACAATGGGTTTGTTTTGTTCGGTCCCACACTACCAAAACCGTCATAAAACGTAAACGCCTATTCGTTTCTGTCAACCTGTTTATTTACGTCGGGGTGGAGCAGTGCGGCGGTTCGATCATAAATGAGCGCTCCGCGCTTGTCGTCAACGGCGCGGGCGGCTTCCGCCATTTCAGCGGCTTTTTTCCATGCGGCATCTCCGCAGGTTTTTTGCATCTGCCGGGCGACGATATAGGGTTCCCAGATGCGTTCGACGAGCAGGTAATCTCCGTCGCTGTCGTAAAAAGCTTGAATGCCGCTGAGAATGATAATGGCGCTGGATGCCCCGATTTCTGCTTGGCTTTCGTCGTCGATCAACAGGCGGGCCAGCGCATTGGCCAGTCCTTCGTTGGGTGCGCCATCAACAAGCGGGAGCAGCCTGACTTTGTGAGATGATGCGGAAGATAGTGTTGGTGGTTGAGATTCCATTGGTGAAAGGAATGATTTTGATTTTGGCATTGACCGCGCTGGCGGCAGCACGTTCACCGGGGTCAAGGGTTTCGAGCGTGTAGTCGCCGCCTTTAACCCAGATATGCGGACGAAGCGTATGGATCAGGTTGTCGCAGCGTTTTTCGTCGAAAATCAAACAGCGATCAACGGATTCAAGGGCGGCAACCACAGCGAGACGCTGGTGCTGTGGATTTAGCGGGCGTGTTGGTCCTTTGAGTTGGCGCACACTGTTGTCACTGTTTACAGCCACGATTAATACGATGCCGTTGCCATTGCCTTGGTTGATTCGTGCGGTTTGCAGGAGTTCGATGTGGCCGTAATGGATGAGGTCAAAACAACCGTTGGTGAGCATGAGCGTGCAGCCGACCAAATGGTCGAGGTCTTTGCGCCACGCCGCTGGGTCATGGATTATTTTATCCTGCCAGCTTCTCATTTGGCTTTAAAGTGAAGTTCGGCTTTGCCAGTGAACAAAACACCAAGCGCCAATGCTAAAAACTTTTTGATGAGCCGCCACTGTTCGCGCCGGTTGCGGGTTTGGAAATGCAGTTGGTGAACCGTGCCGGGCTTTACGTGGAATGTCTGGTCAGGCTGATCTTCAGCAGACAGCCGGTTAATTTCAGCGAATAGCCGGTCAGCTTCCGCGAACGCTTTGTCCGCTTCTTTAAAAGCGGCGTCGGCATGCTGCCAGATGCGGTCTGTTCTAATCATAAAATCAAAGAACTTGTAAAATTTATTGATTACTATACAAAACGGGTATACAACTTAAACGCTTCCGTAGCTCAAATGGTAGAGCAAAAGTCTCTAAAACTTTGCGTACGGGTTCAAATCCCGTCGGAAGCGCCAATTTCATGCGCGAGCCTAAATACAAATTGAACAAACGGGATGCGCAGCGCTGGCACGATTTGCTGGTCCGGCACTGTCTTGAGTGCCCGGACAAATCCGGCAAGGTGAAACGGCACCGCAAGTACCCGCCGCTCACGCCAGCGGAGAACGTGGAGTTTGAAGCGCTGTGCGCCAAGCGCAGCCGGAAAATTGAATCCCATCCAGTGGTTAAAGCCTCTATCCGGCGGTCAATGCGCCGACTGCGCAGGGCCGAGAAAATGTTCGCGGAGTTGCAAGTCTTGATGCGTGTTAAAATTCAAAGTTGACGGAAAATATAAGCGCGTATACAGTCAAAAACATGAAGCTAAACCTGAAAATTGAGTGGATTCGCAAGCTCAAAAACAAAGCGTTTGTCGAGGACCACAGGTGGGGTGCGCCTGATCACTGGCGGGCTGTGGACATTGAAGCACTGGAGGAATCTGATCTCGACCAGTTGCTCGATTTGATGGAGAAGTACAAAGATGTGCGTGGGTCGCTGGCGGTGAAACAGAAGATCATCACCTACCGCAAGCTGCTCACAGATGCCAAGGGTGTTAAGATCACGCGTTTAGAGCCGCTGGTCATGGCCATCAAGAAGCTTTTGGAGCCAACACCGCACAAGTGGCTGTTCAGTGAGAGCGAAGACGGTTTCCTGCTGCCGTGGTACGTTTACAACGTTGAATACAGCCCGCCCAACGAACGCAACGGCAGCCCGGCGTGCACGGATGTCAGCCTTGCCGCAACTAATCGCGGAATCAAAGCCACTACGGATTTACACTTCCATGTCACTGATCTCGGCGATAACGCCAACGAGCTGCTGCGCAAGCGCGGTTATTTTGTGGAGACGCCGGAAGTTGTGGAGGAATATACCAAGGAAAACCTGCGTTATCAGGCGATCTGCGGTTTAACCGGAGAACAGTTTCATGCGGTCGGCGAAGGCTTTGACCGTAATGAATACTGGTCTTCCAACACGGTGTCGATGGAACGTGACGGCATTCCTGCGCAGGTGGTCATGGATGATGTGTCTGACGACGGCCAGCAGCGCGAGCATGAGAACCGCGAGCACATTACTTCCAAGTTTTGGACGGAAAACAAAAAGGCGCGGGATGACGGCGGCGAGGCTGACGAGAACAGCGTGATCGATCTGCCCCTTCAGCCTTACGTCAAGGTGTTTGACCTCACCAAGCACTGTTTTGTCATTATGCATGTTGCCAATCTGACGGAATATGTTTACGACCCGACGCTGATTGACAAGCTGGTGCTGCCGGAGGAACGCAAGGAACTGGTGTCCATTCTCGTGACCGGGGCTGATCTGGCGCTCGATGATATTGTAAAAGGAAAGACGGGCGGCATTATCGTGATCTGCACCGGGCCGCCGGGCACGGGCAAGACGCTTACCGCCGAAGTCTTCAGCGAGCAGGTTAAACGCCCGCTCTACTGTGTGCAGTGTTCCCAGCTCGGCACAAATGAGGAAGAACTGGAGAAGGAATTACGCACGGTGCTGAGCCGAGCCCAACGCTGGAAAGCCATTCTGCTTATCGACGAGGCTGATGTTTACGTTCACACACGCGGCAATGACATCCAGCAGAATGCCATCGTGGGAGTTTTCCTGCGCGTGCTTGAGTACTATCGGGGCATTTTGTTCATGACCTCCAATCGTGAGACAGTTATCGACGATGCCATCATGAGCCGGGCTACGGCGTGGATTCGTTATGATTTGCCGGATGCTGAGCGCCAGCGGGCGATTTGGGCGGTGCTCTCGAACCAGTATAAAGCAGGGCTGGTGGAGGCCGACATTGCCAAGCTGGTGGCACATGAGCCGTTTATGCAGATCAGTGGTCGCAGCATCAAAAATCTGTTGAAACTTGCCAAGTTGCTTTCAGCCCGTAAACAAAAACCGGTCACGGTTGAAAGTATTGTTTACGTCAGCCAGTTTCTCGATCTGGAATGTAAAAAGCCCGGTTGACTGTCAGCGTGCGCCGCGAAGCGGAAGGCACGCCCGCGAGGATTGGTTCTAAGATTGAGTAAGTCGCGACCTGCGTTTCCAGACGAACGATGAAGACGGACCAAACAAAGATAGTGCGGGTGTGCGTTAATTGCCGGATGTTCAAGCGCGAAACGCTGACGCCCCTTAAACGAGCAAGGTGTCTAAACTGGGGAACGTGGAAATACGCAGCAGAGGTCGCTTGTTCACATTATGAGCAATGGGAGAAGGCTAACAACACAGCAGAAGGTAAGCCTTGAACCACGTTTACCAAAACACGGTTGATACGTTACCGTGCGCGAGAACAGGCTGTTCCATGGCCCATTTTTGTCCCAGCGTGAGGAAAGGATTAGGCTGTCTGTCGACTTTGGCCAGTTGAAGCCACAAACCAGATTTGGCGTCTGTCACACTGCTCAAAACAATGTTACCGGCGTGGAGACTCGAAGCATAAAAACCGGTTTCTGTGACGGGTTGTTTCAATCCTTCCAGCGCCAGTTTGTACATTTGCGCGAGCAGTTGAGCGTTAATAGCGCTGGTGACGCTGTGATTGCGCACCGCCGATTCCAGCGCCACATGGTGCTGTTTGCCGATATAAGGGTAATGGCCGAACATATCATTGAGGTAGAACGGGTTTTTCGTTGAAATGGATCAGAACCTCCGTGCGCTGTTCACCTTCGCAGCACCAGAATTTTCGAGTGCGCCCATCGGCGATCATCGAGTCTTCCTTAAAGAGCGCGTCACAAATGGCTTTGCCGATGTTATCCCAGTCAGGTTTGGATCGGCACATTTTTCCAGCGTGTTCCGTTTTCTTTTTCTTGCTCCATGAGGCAGGCATTGTGATGTGGGCAATCACGTCAACGGCGTAAACGTCGGCTGTGAATACGCGATTGGGCGCGGCTTCTTTGATCCGGTCACAGTAATCATGGTAGCGCAGGACGACTGGACGCTGTTTCCAGCGGTCGCGTTGGGTCATCCGAGGTTTGCCCATGGGGTCGCCAATGACGACAAACGAGAGTTGACCCGGAGCAGAGGCTTCTGGATTATCTTTTGGTTTTTCAGTTGCTTGCTTTTGAGATTTCATGTTTACTAGCAGCAGCTTGTTAACATTCGGATGCTTGAGCAACTGTTCCGGCGTCCAACTCATACGGAATAAAGAACGTAGTTACTTGAGATTATGGCATACAGCGAAACTGAGATCGCAGTGCTGAAGAATTACCGGATCATGAATCCTGACGGCACTTGGCGCACCGTCGATCTTCGGCAGCCCACCCAAGCAGGAGGACAACCACCCGGTCCCGGTCCATTGGTTTCACCCGATGCCGTGAATCGTTTGCTCAAGGCGGATACCACGCCGGACAAACGCTGGGTGAACTGGATTTTTTTCCAAGCAGGTGGCGGTCAGAAAGCGAAAGAGGCCACGGCGGATGCTTTGCGCCAGATTCGTGACCGCTTCATCGACGAGCGCACCAATGGCTGGACGCACCCGGAGACGGGTAACTATCAGCCTCCAGTGCCCCGTGAGCAGGCGGAAGCCCGGTGGGCGGCGGCTGAGCCCAAGTTCCGCGATGTGCTGGCGGTTTGTGATCAGGACGCGGTGAAGCGGCTGCGTACGTTTGGTTTTTTTCGTGATTGGCCGGGCAACGCGAACATTTACCAGAATGTCGTCGAAGTTGTAACCCGGTACCTGAAATTTTACCCAAAGCTCCAGCAGATGAACAAAGAAATGTTGCGAGAAAGCGGTGAACAGCAGCCGGAAACGCCGGATGGTGTTACCACGTGGGAACACATGGGCGAGGTTGCCAAGAAAGTGGAGCGCTATTTTGCCTCCAAAAAAGCCCGCAGTGACATCCGTGAGGAAACGATTTACGATGATGATGTCATCACGGCTTTGGCTCCGTTGACGTACGCGGCGGCAGTGAAGTACGGCTATGATCTCTGGCCGTGGGCAAGCCGCAAAGGTTTTGATCAGGTGCTCTCTGGTGAAACAGGCGACTGGCGTTTTCGCGACGAGTGGAAGGGTCAGACCCAGCGCGGCAATACTTTTGTTTACCTGACGTTCAAGGTTCCAGTTCCGGCATGGGTGACTCGCCGCGACGGTAATTGGGAACTCAAGGATTTGACGGATCTTGCGCTGGCGCTGAGCAAAGATAACAGCCGGGAAAACACCGGTGCGTGGGTTGTGTTTGATCAGGAGAATCGCAACACTTTGACGATTGATCAGGTGAAGCAGATGATCATGGCGGAACCCACGCGTGTTGATCCCACGGACGAGGAAAGCCCAATTAAGCGCGGGGCTAATGTTTACAAGGATGAAGTTGAGGCTGGGCGCGTGGTTGCCAGCCTTGACCGGGCAGTGAAAGCGATCAAAAAGTGGATTTCCAAGTTCGACCCGAAGGCGGTCAAATCGGACGTGTTCACTTTGGACTAGCGATTCGGGCAATTCGCTGGACGATGCCACGCAGGGCGTATGCCACGCTGCTGTCGCGCACTTCACTGAGTTTGTCGGTGGCCATTGCCGCGAGCGCGGCTCCGTAACAGTTGTAGATGTCGAACGGGCTGTAAGCACTTACCAAGGGCACCAAGGAGTGGTATTTTTTGAGCGTGCAGTATTCCGCTGCTGGTCCCCATGTCATAATGTCCACGCCTACGCTGTCTGGGTAGGCGATGTTATTCGCCAGAAGGGCGTTCATTATGTTGATGAAAACAAGCCGGTCCACACTGCCACCGGTACCGGGATAAGTGTCGAGCACGTCTTTGTAGCTTCGGCAGGTCTTGCGCAATTCAGGATCGGCGATTTTCTGTTTCACCGTGGCGATCTGTTCTTTGGTGGGAGCATCCAGTTTGCCGTTCCAGATGGCTTCGCCACGTTCTCCGGCGCGTTTAAGGACGAAGGTGCCAAACTCGCGCAATACGCGCATGGGCGCGTCCGGTAAGTTTTGTACTGGCGCGTAGAGATGGATGATGGCGTCGCCGCTGCGGTCCAGTTCAACGCCGCTGTTCAGGTTTTCGGCGTGGCCCTGCCACTCGATCAGCCGCCAAAGCGGCAGCAGCAGGTTTTTCAAATCGGATGCCAGAATCGCTTTCTGGCTTTGCTGGACGATGGGTTTGAAGTTGGGCATATCAGTCGATTCGGCAGTAAACTGCTCCGTTTTCCAGCGTGTAAGAGTGACCGTCATAGCGGGCGATGAAGTGTGCCCAGCCGTCCGTGCTAACGGCGCTTTTAGCCGCTGCGTCTATGTCGATACCAGCCATTTCAATGGCATGTTTTTGGGCTTCTTCTTTACCATAAACATCCTCCAGCCATGCCCACGGTTCCCATGACGGCTTTTCGCGCTCAATGTAAATCTCCATGTGCTGGTCGAGCATTTGAACGCGCAGCCTGTTTTCGATACGCTTGTCTCCGTTCTTTTTGAAAAACACGGGATCGTCGTCCTCGACGCAGCCTTCCTCGACCATTTTATCGAGCAATTCCTCGTAGTCTAAGCTGCGCACTTCGTCGTCCCAATCCTCGTAAGGATCACCGATGGCGTTGCGCAGTTTTTCTTCGTCTACAAAACCACGGAGCCAGTCTTGCGCGAAAAGTTCTGGTTCGCTTTCGAGATCACTGTGGACCATTTCCAAGGCGTGGTTTTTTGCCACATCCTCGTCCTTGAAAAACACGTATCCCTTGTCACCAACATCGATTTTGAACTGGGTCGTACTTTCCAGATCGGTCGAGTCATAGTCGCCCCAGCGATCGTCGATTTCGAGGTCTGTCAGGTCATAGTTTTCATCGTCTGCAAATTGTCGCAGGGTAACGTCCACCCAGTTGCCCAAAAGCAGGCGCTCGATCTCGCTTTTGGTATCCATGGGCTCTGTGGGCTCGTCTTCCGGTGGTAGTGGTACTCCTTTGTTTTCAGGTGGGGAATCGAAAGGATCGAAAAGTTCGAGGGCTTCTCCCACGAGCTTGGCCATTTCTTTGGGCTTGTGCTCTGGGTCGTGGATTACGTCCTGAATTTCATCCTTCAGTCTGTTGATCGCGTCGAGGTTGCAAACATCGCACAGTTTTTTGGAGTGCGCGTCCCGCATGGATCTGAAATCACCGTGAACCAGTCCGCACTTCGGGCACTTCACGTAGTACTGAATTTCACGCGGGTAGTTGGACAGGTTGGCGTAAACGCCCCGTGCGGTGGCCCAGCCCGACGGGGCTACGTCTTCAACCACAAGCTGAATAGCTTCGCGAGCATTCATCGTGTCCGCTTTTTGCGCTGTTTTACGTGCACAATAGCCTGTTTAGTTTGCAGTGAACCGTCAGGGAAAATTGTATCCCCATCATCGTACGGAATGCGTATATTGTCTTCGTAATTGCCGCGTTTGGTGGCGTTGTTGTACCAGAACCAATTGTCCTGCTTTTTGTAGATGTGCCAGCCACTCGACAAATGCCCTTCAATGCGATCCATTGTGGTTCTGCCGGGAGAATTGCGCCAACCCTCCGCCCATTTGCCGCCGCCGGGTCGCCAGCCACCGCTGTCTACAACGATCCTGCCGTCAGGATAGGCTGTGACGACATCTGTTTGGTGAAGCCGAACAGCGAGGCGATCTCCGTGATCGAGGACGTAGGTGTTGTTCTCGATTTTTCGGCGCGGACGGCCCCCTAGCCGGTTTTGCAGTTTCTGGTACAGGTCGGTTGGACCGCTGCCGGGAATGCGAAAAGGAGTTTCCGCATACCGCATGATTTCAGATTTTGGATCAAGCAGTTCATCCGCGTTAAAATCCAGTCCCATTTGGCGAGGATCGTCCGGTTGAGGCACCGGCTGTTCGTCGTCAATGAGTAGCCGACAGATGGCATGCGCATTAAGCATTGGCACCGGGTTTTTCGCTGGTTACCAAGAATTCTCCCGGCCCATAGGCGCGATCATTGGGTGGGCGCTCTCCGCGCCAGCGCAGCCGGACGCGCCCGTCAGGCTCGAAGCCAGATATTTCGCCTTGATACGTCACATTGTCCTGCTCAACCATGACCGGATCGCCTGCGCGATACTGGCGCTGGCCCGGTGAAACCTGTTCAGTCGGCGTTGGGTCTGGAGTGCGCGTCATGGGCGTTGGCTGGGTTGAGCTGGTGGGAGCGCCGGGGCGCGAGACGCCAAAGCCTGCGAAGGCTTCGCGCATGGAAGTCGGCATCACAGAGAGTTGATTTGTTTCAGATCCAACCGTGCAGCCACAGTCGGTTTTGCCACAGTTTCCACAACGGCAGGCGCTTTCAAGCTCGACCATTTTGCCGCCGTTGATGTTGAGGGTCAGAAAACCGGTGTCTTGATCTGGCACTATCCACCGGTTTTGAAGGGCTTCCTGCATTCCGTCGCTGCCGATTAAATTCAGCAGTTCGCCGGTCGTCATGACTGGATTGGGCCGGAATCGGCGTTCGTGAAGTTTGCGTGCGACGATGATATTCATGTTTGTGGTGACGTGATTATGGTTACGCGAGGCCCAGCCGACCTCCGGGCATTTCTTCCGGGTCAGGGGTGTCGAGGTCTGTGTCATCCGGTGCCGGAGCGCCCGGTTCCGCGCCGGGGGCTTCTTCTTCGCCGGGAATAGGTTCTTCTCCGGGTAGTGGTTCTCCGCCCGGTCCTACGCCTTCTTCTCCGGGTAGTGGTTCTCCGCCCGGTCCTCCAGCGCCACCCATGCCGCCTTCGGCACCGGCTAAGGCACCCGCTTCGCCATCTTCTCCCTCCGGGCCGAAGCTGGGAGACATTGGCGGAGCGCCGCCGCCTCCGCCTCCGCCCGCGAAGGGCTCATTGCCGGGTTCTTCCGTGCCACGCGGCAGTTGTTCTTCGGAAGCGATCAAGACCCTCAGTTGATCTTTGAGGCTGCGGAAATAGGTGTTGAGGTTCCATTGATCGACCGAAAGGATGTCCGCTGCTGATTTCAGAATTTCTAGCGTCTCACGGTTGATGCTGCCGGTGATTTCGTTGGATCGCCAGATTTTCAGGAATTCCCGAAGTTTGTCGGCATAGGCGTAATTGCGGCCTTTTTCAGCGTCACTAAGCAGGTTGACGATTTGTCCTTCGATGTTGCCTTGCCACTTCACAATGGAGGTACCGGCGAATGACTCAAAGATTTCTGGGCGGCGGGTGCTCAGGTCGAGAAAGCCCATGCTTTCGTAGTCGTGGTACATGTTCATGGCATTAAATCGGACGGGTTGACCACAGGCTTTGGCTTGACCTTTACTTTTTGCGGTTTTGGTTTCAGTGGCAGCGGTTGAGCTGACCAGTCAGCCGCATCATTTTGGGTGATGTAAAAGCACTCTTTGAACCCGTATTTCACCGGGATGCGAAACTCACCGGGCCGCGTCTTCCACGTCTTGGTTTGACCGTTGCGGCGTACTTCAATCGGGCGCACGCCATCCGCGTACGTAAGTTTACGGTGATAGAAGTGCTGCGCTGTCAGCGCGGTGTTGGGTGTCAGTTTGCCTTCCCGTTTTTCACGTTCCAGCTCGTCGGCGTGGTGCGCGATGAAATCTTCAGGATTAACATCGTCTTGTTCGATGTTTACATCCGTCGGTTCATCTGTCTCCAACAGCGCACTAACGATTTGGCTTGCCTTGCTCATCTTCACCACGTCGTTTACGGAGTGCCTGCAAGCGCTTGCGATAATCTGGTTTGCGGGCAGGCACGCCCATCGGCGCTTCGACAGCGGGAATGGCTGAAGTTCCGGTCATCTCTTGAAGATTGTCTTCGTCCAACATTCTTCGAGCCAAAGTTTTGGCCGTAACGCCCTCGTTCTTAGCTCCCTTTGGCGTGCCCTTGGGTTTGTCACCGTCCTTGGCTTTGTTAACACCTTTCTGGTTGTCGTCACTGGGTTTGATGTCCGTTTGAACTGGGTTGAGTTCGTCATCACGGTCAAGCGGCGTGGTCGCGAATTTCTGGGCACCCTTGATGATTTTTTCCAGTGATTCTGCGTCCTGCGTGTTGTCTGGCATTCCCAGCATGTTCAGCTCGATAAACCCGATTTTGAAGTCTGGCGGCTCGTTACTCATGGCTTGGTCACCGCACTTGGCGGCCACCCAGCCCAGTTCAGCCAACTTATGCATGTTGTCGGGATCGGCCAGCAGCGCCAGATGTTCGCGATGTTCATCCTCGTCTTCACAATGGATTTCGCACCACTGCGGGCCTTCTTTGACCTCGTTTGTGATGCCGATTTCCTTGAGCGCGGCGGCCAATGGCTTTTTGTTGGCGACCATCTGTTCGGTTTCAGCCTGATCGGCTTCTTCAAACAGCTTCACCACGTCTTCGCCGAGCGTTTGGCTCGATTCGCGTACCGCTGGGCCGAATAAAAATTCAAGCAGGTTCTTACGCATAGTCCGACCTAACTACGCGGCTCGCCCGTGTCAGTTATCAGATCGACAAGGCGGCCTGTTGACGCTCTGTTTTGAACAGGTGCTCGACGATAATCTGTGACCATTTTTCCATCGTGGCCGTGTGCTGGAGAAGTTCAGCGGCGCTGACCCAGCGAGCATCGTGCAGCAAGCCTTCTGGAGACATAAAGTCGGTGTAGAGGGTTTCCGCTTTACCGAAGACGCACACATGCACGTCATCAACCGGGCTGCCATTCGTGAGCATGAAGCCAGTCAGTTCCAGCTTGGTCAGTGGCAGTCCGAGTTCTTCTGTGCATTCCTTGAGCGCCGTGTAGTAAACGGAATGGCCCTGTTCGACGTGGCCTCCGGCACCGATGTAGTGCTTGCCCAGTAGCCGCGCTTCGCCCTGTCCTTTGCAACGCTGCATGAGGCAATAGCCTCGTGGCGATTTGACGAGCACGTAAGGGATGATCTGTCGCCAACCGGAATCAGTTTCGAGCGGTTCGCGTTCCAGATATTCGTGGTTGTTGAGTATCTGGGATACCGCGTCGGTAAAGTCGTGGAGGATGTTCAACGCGAAGCCGGACAGATACTCGTTGCGGATGGCCATGATTTGCATACTCAGTAGAACTTGAATCCGTCTTTGAACCATTTTGGAAAAAATTTGTTGTTTTCCTCAAACAGTCGAATGAAGTCGCGGTCGAGGATGTAAGTTGATCCGTGATCCGTGTCGCTGCGCACGATGCGCCCACAGGCTTGCAGGATCGTCATGACAGTTTGCAGCGTGTACCAATCGCGATCCAGTTTCATCCGGGCGGCAACCTGCCGGTCGCCAAGGTAGGGGTAAGGCACTTTGGCGATGATCTGAAACCGGGCAAGGTCATCGTCAAAACTAAACCCTTCGGCGAGACTTGGGCTGAGCATGACGGTGGGTGCCGGGCTGACCCGGTGGAGATTGAAGTTGGCCGTTCGTTCCGATGCTCTGGTGGAAAAGAGCACGCGTTTATTGCTGCGGAAGTAATCGTAGATTTTCTGGCCCAGCGCGTAGCTGTGGCAGTGAATGATGCCTTTTTCCTGCGGGTGAGCCTCCAAGATGGTTTCGCACATTTTCAGCAGGTGCGGCAGGGTTTGATCTATCCATGTGCGGCTCATGGAACCTACTGTCGTCATGTGAATCAGCCGGTTTTCCACTGGAAACGTGCTGTCCATCTCCAGCCACGCCACGCCGTCCGGCTCCAAGCCAAGGCTGCGGCAAAACACGTCTTTTGGACCCGGATAGGCGCTCATGTAAACGCGCACTGAACTCATTTCGTCGATTAATTGCGGTACGAATGGCGCAGCGCTGAGCGGCTTGGCGGTGGATTGAAATTCGCCGTCCACTTTTTCCTGCCAGAAGACCCAGCCGTCAGGCCGGGCGGACATGTCGTCGACAGCGTAACTGAGGCGTCCAACGTGATTTTTAAGCTTGTTGAACTCGTCCTGCATTTTCCGGTTGTTGTATTCGCACGCTTGCAAGTTTGCGGTAAGCATTTCCATGCGTTCTTTGCAGATCACGAGGTAACTTTGGCGCAACCAGTCAGCGAATACCTCTACACTGTTTGTTTCCGGGGCGTAGCAGTCCGGTGCCCACGCTTCACGTGTGTCTTTGTTTACAATGACTTCAACAAAGCCGGTGATTTGTTTTTCCAGTGTGTGGCACTCGTCGGCGATCAGGACGGTGCGCGGTTTCAGTTCGCCGACGTACATGTGTTCTGTAAACAAATAAGGATAATTGGTGACAGCCACCTTGGACATTTCGAAGCGCCAGCGAGCCTGCGTATAGGGGCACGATTTGTCGGAGCGCTGAGCGCATTTTTTGCCTCCGCCTTTTTCGCCTGCGGCGCTGGCCATGCCACCGGCCATGCAGGTGATGTAGCGGTGACAGGGGTATTCAACAGAGCTTTTAAGAGAACCGGCGTCCGTGCGGAACTGGGGCAGGAACCGGGGAAAATCGTTTTCCAGTTGGTCTTGCAGCATTTTCTGGGTGACAAGGTAGTAGCCGCCGCGCTCAAATCCGGCAACCTCAAATGAATCTCCCCAAAGGCACGCGGCTGCGCCAATCCCGCTTTTGCCGATGCCCGTGGGCGCGGCGATCACGATGTCGCCGTAGCCTTTGCTTACGGCACGGGTGATGAAATCAAGCGCTCTGATCTGGGCTGCCCGTGGTTTTTCCATCGGGAAGTACGCCATCGCCGATTCCAATTGAACTGTTGAACTCATACGACAAAGAACGTGTAGTTACGGCATGGCGAATTTCATGTATCCGAACGCGAAAAAGCTCATGCTTACCGGCCAGTTTAATTGGACGACTGACAACATACGCGCCATTTTGATTGCCACGGGGCAGTACACTCCATCCGTAAACCACGCCACGTTACTGGATATTCCTGCATCCGCGAAAGTTGCGACTTCTGATGTTCTTACCGGAAAAACTGTCGATGTCAATGTAGTTGACGCCGATGATTACCTGTACACATACGTTTCTGGGCCGGAAGTAAACGCGGTTGTTCTTGTGGCTACGGGCACCAATGATGCAACCTCATTCCTGATATGCCATCTCGACGAAACCGTCGTCGGTTTGCCGTTCGCCCCCAGCGCGGGACCGGTTCAGCTAACTTGGAACGACGGAGCCAGCAAAATTTTCGCCCTGTAGCCGTTCTTAACGGAATGGCGAATCATTTTCGACAGACCGCAGAGCAACTGCGGCAGATGGCCAGTGTCAAACGTCCGTCCGGTGTCGAAATTACGGCTGCGGAGCGCGAGGCGCTGGAGAGCGCGGCCAAGACGCTTTGTCGGTTGGAGCAGTTAAAACACGACATGATTGCCAGCGATCCCGAGGATGAGGCGGCGTCTGACCGGCTGTGTGATGAATTGATGGCGGTGCTGGGCGTCCATCTGCGGTAGTTAAAGCATGGCGAACGAAACGCTACGCTACATCAAGTACGACTATCAAAGTCAGAAAGATGCGCTTTTACAGCGTATCCGTGATCGCTGGCCCGGTCGCTGGAACGATTTTCTTGCCAATAGTCTTGGCATCGTGGTCGTCGATATTGTGGCGTGGGGGCTCGCCACGCTGGCATTTCTGGTCAATCGGGTTGCCGGTGAACAGTACATTCCGACGATGACGTTGCGGGAGTCCGCCGTGCGCCTTGGCGGGCTTACCGGTTATCAGTTGCGCAGCGCTCTCCCTGCTATCGTAAGCTGTGAAGCCGCGATTAACACGCCTCAGAGCGCGGACGTGACCATCTTTGAAGGCACGCTGATCCGTACGAGTGACAATAACGGATTGGCGTTTGAGGTTTCCAAAGATTACGTAATTGAGGCGGGGGAGTTGTCGCCCAAGGAGCTGGCGGCAACCTTCAGCCCTTCGTTGAGCGGCCAAAATGTCATCAATACGTTTTTGCAGGTGACCCAAGGATCAAGCGCTGTCGATGAGGTTGATACGACCATTGACCTGTCTCAGTATGTTGAGATCGGCCAGACTCTTTACGAACTTGGAGACAGTGAACCTTACACCATTCAAAACATTGAAACCGCACCCGGCGGTGTAAGCGTGAATTCACGCATTGTTTTGAGCAGCGCATGGACCGGCACAACAGGCACCATTCAGGCACAGATTTATGATCAGCGTATTCAATTGGTCCAAGGTCAGACAGTAACCGACCGCTTTGTGGCTCCCATACAAACGGCCAGCTATGCCGTGCGTTTGAGCCGCATTCCGGTAATTGACAATTCGGTGGAGGTTACCGTTAACGGCGAGCCGTGGGAACAGGTCAGTTCAACCGGTATTCAAAGCGAGTTCGCTGAGGTTTTTCAGGTCAAAACTTTCGTGTCCGGCGACACGGCGGTTGTTTTTGGTGATGGCACGTTCGGGGCGCTGGTGCCTTCTGAAGCGGCAGTTACGATTACCTATCGCATTGGGGGCGGCGTGGCGGGCAATGTTGACCTTAACTCGATCAACACGACGATCACCGGGCTGATTCAGACGCTTTCAAACCCAGTTTCAATTCAGATTACCAATACGACCAGCACTGGCATTGGCGGACAGGAGGCAGAGACGCTGGAACAGGCGCGTGTAAACATTCCATATTACACGCGCACCAATGACCGAGCTGTCACGCTTGCGGATTATCAGACCATCGCGCAGCAGTATAACGACCCGCAGTTTGGGTCCGTGGCGTACGCTCGATCTTCCGTGCGGACGGAGAACGCGCTTTTGGAAGGCAATATCGTCAGCATCTATGCGTGGACAACGGGGCCGGGTGGAGGTTTGGTGCCGCTATCGGCTCAGTTAAAGACGGCTGTTCAGACGTATTTGCAAACCAAATCCGTTGGCACTGACTTCGTGCAGATATTGGACGGCATGGCGCGTCCAGTGCCGATGAGTTTGCGCTTTAAAGTGCTCAAAGGTTTCAGCATCAGCGACACAAAGAATCTCGTCATCGGTACCATCAACGCGCACATCGTGGCGCTGCGCCCCGGTGATCCAGTGATTTACAGCGACATGGTGCATTCGCTGGATGAAGTTTTCGGCATGGATAATCTCGTCATGGCGACGCCGATTACCAACCTGTATCCCTCCAACACCACGGAGCTGTTTACAGTGCCACAGGATACGTTCATTTACATGCTGGACAAAACGGCCAGCGGCACGCCGGAGACGGACAGCAGTGGCGTTCAGGTCAGCCCGTATTCCGTGCAGCTTCCGGTTTTTCCTGTGCAAACGTGGTCGTTTAATTTATTTCTGGGATTGAATGAAATCAGCGTCATGCCGTATGTTTACACCGGCACTGACAATCGCGTTTTGGTTCAGCAGGGTCGTCTCATGGGAGAGAACCTGAGCAGCGACGACAGTTATGTCAGCGTGGTCAATTTGTTAACGGGTCAAGCCACTCTCTGGATCAAAGGCGCTCCCGGTGATCTGACCATGCAGTTGGTGACCGCTCAGGGTTATCGCGCTGAGCGCGTGGTGAATCTGTATATCGGTTACAGTGGTGACACGAGCCAGACCAAACGCCGTGAAATTCGCTCCGCCCTACAAGCGTGGGGTGAAGGTTTGTTTGTCGGCGGCGCGATCTACGCCCAGCGGGTCGAGGGTATTTCAGCTTCGGTCGTCAGCGTCGCGGACATGGTGGCCGCTGTTCCGGGTGTTGATTTAGTCAATCGTGTAGCCCTTGATACTCCGGCCAACAGTCAAGACCGTGTTACGGCGTCAGACTTTGAGCTTTTGCGCTTGGGGCAGGTTGTGTTGAACAATCAGGTTGATTGAGAACGCAGAAGTGTTCGAAGACTTCCAAACGGCCTCCGGTGATTTTTGCCAAATCGTCAGCCATTTTTCGTTCCGTGGCTCGCCATGTATCATCAATAACAATGGGAACGTCGGCACGAAACAGGTTAACATTTTTGATAAAACCAAGGCGTGGCTCGCTACCGACTGGGCCGTCCACGAGGATCAGGTCGTAGTCCTTAGGTAATTCAGCTTCCAAAACTGCAAGATCGTACCAGCCGTTGACCTGACATGCGCGGATATAATGGCTGGGGTACTTGTCCCAGTACAGTGGGTTATCCTCGACCGAGGTTAATCGGTAGTGTTCCGACAGGTAGCGCGTGCTCACGCTGCCGCTGCCCAGTTCAAGAATGTGTTTGCCATTCGGCAGATGCGTTCTGATCCACTCGAACAACGGTGCTGTGATACCGGAGCCACCCCAGTTTTTCATCCTGTTTTAAGCGCCAGTTTCACCTGATCGTTTAGTTTGTTATTCCAAAACTGAAAGTCTTTGCCGAGCGTGTTTACGGGCAAACCCTTGCTTCCGGCTTTTATTTTCCAAGCCAAGAATTGAGCTTGGTAATTTTCAGCGTTGGTTGTGAAGTCTTCGAGGCGGGATAAATTGATTGGAATCACTTTTTCGAGCTGGTGAACAATATCACACGGATCGGTTACCAGTTTTTCATACTCAATCAAGTGTTTTGGTCCTTTCCAGTGTGCCCAGATTTGTTCGTTTTCAGCGTGCCATTGAGCAAGAGCTGTCAGATTGTGTGGAATGCCGCTCTGGTTTAATTGAGCTGTTAATGTGTCTGGGTCGGCTCGCAGTTGGCTGGCGTAGAACGAAACGCAAACCTCAATTCGGTCACGATGAACGTAAATCAAGGTTGAGTTGTTGTTGTCCTCTGGAAAATGTTTGAAATCTCTAAGACGGTGCGCCCATTGAATGACAGGTGCACTGGCAGGCACGGGCTTTCCGATATTGACTATGTTTACCGTGCTGTCAGGAACACCGGTGGGGCTGGCTATCTGAATACCGGAGCAGTACTCAAGAATAAAAAGCAGCCAATTGCTTGCTGTGCGCGGGTAAGCCAGCAGGAAAATCGATGGTTCACTCACATTTCTGGGTTTTTGAGCAGCACGTCGCCACCGACATCTGCCACGATCGTCCAACCGGGGAACCGGGCCAAGATGTCGTCAAGGCTGCTGGAGTCTTTGTACAGTGTGCCGCTGTCGTATTCCGTCCAAATTAAACGCGTCTTGGGCAGCATGTTCGGAGCGCCGTCAAAAACCAAACGCTCTGCGCCCTGAACATCCATCCAGATGAAGTCGATGTGATCCAGTCCGTGCTGGGCGCAGAAGTCGTCCAGACGCCAGCATTGGACCTCCACGTCGCTCAGGTGTTTGAGCCAAGGCCAGCTTTGAGTCAGGACTGGGGTGAAGTCGCTGATACTGCTTTGGCCGACCGCGCCATTGGGTTCACAGGTTGACAGGTGAAATGGAGTTTTGCCGGTGATGTGCCCCACCGCTTCCGGGTGGAAATTCATTCGTGTGGGCAGTCCCACTGCAATGATTTTGGATATGTTGCGCGGGTCGGGTTCAAAACCGTGAAAGCAGGGCGCTGACTGGCACCATGAAAGCAGCATGTTCGTGTGATAACCGTCACACATGCCCAGTTCGAAGATCACTGGATGCTGCGTGGTGCGGATGTGCTCATGGATGCGTTCGTAGGCAAATTCCAAGGTGTGCGCTGGCATAAAGTAAACAGGTCGTGAAAAAGAGTGTTGATACGCTGAATGTAAGTATGCTGATGGGACAGCGCGTACCCTGCTTGTGCGATTCGCTGCCATGCATCATTGCTTGTATACAGTTTTGCGAGGTCGACAGCTTCATCAATGGTTCGGTAAAAAAGGCAGTTTACATTATGTTTGAAGCCTAGCGCTTCCATTTCTGGGTCGTATTCTGTCAGCAGGCAGGTGCCAAGACCGACGGTTTCCCAGTTTCGATAATTGATGTCGCCGTTGAGCCCTTTGTTGAACTGAATTTTAGCATCGAGCACGGCCTCGACGTATTTCATTCCGGTGACTCCGTAACTGTATTCCAGCCCGGCTTCAGCGATCATGCGGTTGATGGCAGCAGCGCGTGGCGTGGCTTTGCCGCCGATGAAGATCAACGGGTGCGTATGCTTGCCCGTGTAATTTTTGGCGTTGAAAAATCGGTCGTCCACGCCGTTTGGAAAATAGATGTGTTTTGGGCCGGGGTAGAGATGCTGGTAAGGTTTAATGAACCTACGCGTGGAATGCAGGATGATGTCGTAGCCTTTAATGGCCTCCGCGTAAGCATTGAGCGGCTGCCAGTGAGCATCAATGATCCAGAAAATGCGTTGTGCCCGCCAGCATCCGTTAACGTGTGGCAGCCAGCTAAACTCGTAATTCTCGCAGGTGAAGATGCCGTCATAACTGTTAAAATCCGGCGTTTGACGGTAGTTTGCATGGCGCAGGCCCCAAACATCCACGTTGTCACCGAGGGTGAACAACGCGTGCTGGATGGCGTAGCATTCCCGCATCATCCAGTTCGGTTCCCACGGATCACCGGGCTGGCCTTTGTGTGTTCCGTCTGATTGGATTACAAGCCACTTCACGTGATTTCCTGTTCAAGTTCCTTGGCGCACATGCGCAGAAAAGTTCCGGCTGAGAGCATCTGATCGCACGGAGTTCCAGCGGCCCGAGCTTCTTCTACTTGCCGCATGTACTGATCAGCGTCTTTGCGCCAGCGTGTTAGCAGTTTCACGATTTTGGCTTTTTCTTCGTCGGTCATCGGATGAAAGTGTACCAGCAAGTTCCCATCAGGCTCACTCGGTCGCCCAGTAATTCGTCGACGGCTTCTTTGACACCGCAGGGTTCGCCGTAATCGTGGCCAGAGAGCATTCCGCCTTGTTTGATCTTGGGAAGCCATGCGGTGATGTCAGCTTTGACGTGTGGTTTTTCGTGATTCGCATCGATGAACGCGAAGTCAACCGACTTGTCTTCAAATTCGGCGCTGGCTGCGGCGCTCTCCTTGATGAGCGGCTTCACGTGTTCTTCCAGACCTTCGCGGTGCAGCCGGGTCACAAATTCCTCCCAGATCGGCGTACCGACCTGCCGGGCATAGTCTGTTTGCTTGTTTACATTGTCCCAGAGATCAACCGCGTAAAGATCGAACGGGGTGCCGCGAGCGATAAGTTGCCGGGCAAGAAAAGCGCAGCTCGCTCCGGTGTAAACACCAATTTCAACGTAACGGCTGAAGCGGTCGATACCCGCGACGTAGCGGTAAAACGGCATGTAGTTGAAAAAAGCGTCAGACATTGCTCAAGTAATCGATGAGAGGTTGAATTTTGTCCCTGTGCTGGCGGAACGGGCGCGGCAGGTGTGCTTCGATGTACGTTCCGTCGGCCAGTTTTTTGGGATCAAACATCCAGTTGGCGCGGCAGAGGGCGCGGGCTGTGTAGGGGTCATAGCCGCGAGGGGCGTGGATGACTGGCACTGGGTTAAATTTGAGTAAAGCACGCAGCAGGCTTTCGTCGCTGAATGTGTCAGGGTCTTCGTGGTGAACGCTACGGGTAATGTCTTCTTTGTGATCGAACACGCGCATTCCAGCGAAGCTGTGAACGAAAGTGGGCCAGCTAAGGCCGAGCGGGTTAATCAGTGTGCGCCAGACCATGCTTTCTGCGGTTAGGTAGCCGACAGTGAATTTTCCTGCTTCGGGGCCAATGTATAGTTCAGAGCCAACAGTAATCAAATATCCCGGCGGGCGTTGCTGGATCAATTTGTAAACATAAGCTGTCTGAAGGGGCAGAAGGTCAATGTCGTTTATCATGTTGACGGAAGCATCGTTCCATGCGGCTGCCAGATGATAGCGGGCGATTTTGGATTGGTTTGGCATCGGCACGCCGGGAACAGGGTGGTAGACTTCAACATGTCCGTGCTGTTTTAATTCCGCAAGGCGGCTGGTGCTGGGTTCGCCGACAAGTGCCAGCCAGACTTCAATGTCACCAAACAGTGTTCGCCAGCCTTGAGCTACGAGCGGCCAGAATTCAATGAACTTTGGATTGTCGTCGCTGCTCAGGATGATGCGGTCAAACTTCATGTTTCGTCATGCTTCAAAAACGTGCCGGGTGTCTGTTACTTCTTGGTGTTCGACGGCAATGCCTGCTCGGGTGAATTTTTCCGAATCCATGTAGCTGGCTCCGCTGCGTCCGGCCAGATAGGTTTTAGCCCCCAGACAGTAACAGATTTCGACCAGACGATCGGTGCCCGTTAACGTGGAAGTGTGTTCCATGACGATTTCAGTTTTGATGCCGAGCAGCGCGGCCATGCGCACGATTATCTGGGTGTTACATCGCCAAAGTTCTGCGTGTATACAATCGTCAAACTGGCTGAACCAGTCGGCGTATTGAGGCAGCTTGCGCTTGATGGCCGCCCAGTCTTCATGCGGGCAGGCGTATTTTTTGTCCTCAATCGGCTCGAAGTGCTGGATGTTTTGCACGCTCATGGAATACCAGTGTTCTTGAAATTTGAAGCGGTGCTGGTACACCCGGCGGTTGAACTGGCACTTTGTAAGAACAACGAAAATGTTTACCGCTGCCATCTTGGCGAAGAAGGGACGCCAAGGCACGAAATTAGGTTGGTGAATCGCCACTTTCATAATGAGTCCAGTTTTTTCGCATGACGACGGTGATGTCGTTGTGCAGGTAGCTGCGAATCAATTCCCATGAATTACACCCGCACGCCTGAATCAGGCGCAGCAACTTGGCCGGTTGCCAGCGGATCATGCCTTGAGTAGGCACAATGAGATTTTTTGGAACATCAATGCTCAACACGTTGAATATGACACCACGTTTTGCGGCTGTAAACAAACGATCAAGCAGTTCGGGATAATTGTGAGCGTCACCGGAATAGGAAAGGACGCCGCTGGCAACGATGACATCCGGTTTGAGCCGGATAATTTTGTCGAAGGTTGTGTCTTCGAGGGCGTTGCCGACCATGAATTTTGCGCCTGTTTCGCGCCAGCGTTCTCGCGCCCACTTTATGAGCTTGCGGTTGATGTCCATGCCCACATATTCCACGGAACCTTTCAGTGTTTTATACAGTTCTCCGTCATTACAGCCGTAATCCAGCAGTTTAATACCGCCTTCGCTGAACAGATCGAAGGCTACCAGTAAGCGGTGAATCACATCGAAACGAACCTGTCGGCTGCGGGCACTGAAACCGGAGGCAGCGCGAACGCCTTTTTCTTTAATCAGGGCTTCGTGAAAGTCAAAGGCGGAAATTTTCCGCCGGGAACCGGTCGCAGAAGTCTTGGTAGTGGAAGTCGTGTGTGTGCGCATAGTAGTTGGGATTTCGGTGGTTGAACGCGTGATAAACAAGATGCCGCCATGACGGGTCGTATTTGACCAGCGTGATTCCGTGTTCAGTGCAGATTTGTTCTGTGTGCTGGTTCCATTTATGGAACGGCGGAACGAAGACTTTGCACTGAAGGAGCGAGCAGGACATCACAATGCTTAATTCTTGCGCGGCTCGATCCATCAATCGGTGATCGACATGAACCATGCCGTGGGCGGCCAGCTCACAACCGTTGCAGCGATGAGCGGCAATGCACTGTGGAACACCGACGCGCTGCATCCGGTAAAAGATCCGGTGGTCACTTTCCGTGTGCCAGATCGTTGGAAAAGTGCGTTCACGATCCAAGGTTTTTTCGCATTCACGCATGTCGAAAACTGCCGGGGATACGGCAAGGATGATACGAAGTTTTTTGGGTTTGAAGGTGTTACGAAGAAACTGAATCATCTTTTCCAGTTTCTTTGGGTCGGTGTTCAACGAAACGTCGTCAAAGCGAAAGGTGTAGATCATGGCCGTACGCGTGCTCCGACGTGTTTACCTTGAGTTTTTTCATCCATTGGGCTGTGCGCGGGAAAGGGTCTGACATCGTGTTTTCCGTAGAATTCGATGGGTTTGTAGGTGAACGGCCCGTTGGGTGTAACGACCGTGGTGTTCTGCGGGTACAGGTCGTGGGCGAGTGAATCATTGTCACGCACCAGCGGCCAGATTCTCTGTTTCAGAAACTCTTGATCGTCGCCCATTTTGCCGGTGACAGGCCAAGCGGCCATGTGCGCGGCAAATTCCGGCCAGTGTCTACAGCCCCACATGCCGCCAAGAATCGGCACGATATGCTCGTAGTGGTCGCGCATCGTGTGCAGGCGTTTGCCACTTTCCAGCCACGCGGCAACTGCCGCCGCTTCGCGTGGATTTAACCGGCTGTCAAGGTCACGGCTGACAAAAATTTCGACTTTTGGATCGTACGCAGCTTCAAACCGCCAGAACAGCCCATCGTGAAGCCCGGCAGTTGCACTGCGAACGTGAACATCAAAACCTGCCTCAATGAGTTCTTCGCGCCAGCGCATCGGCACGTCGGTTCCGCAGTAGATGCGGCATTTCCAGTTGGGGTAGTACAGCGGGGCCAGTTTGATGTTGTTGGCCGCTCCAACCAAAAAGTTTACATCGGAGCCCCAGACTGAGAATGAAATCACTCTCATGCAAGTTGGCGGGTTAGGATCAGATTTTCGCCGTTCATAGCAAGCGGGTGAAAACCATGTTCCGCTGCCAGTTTAGACATTTCGTGCTGGTGAAAGTCGTGTTCGACGCAGATGATTTTTGTTTGTTTGAGAACTGTCCATGGGAGCGATCGAAACAGCTCAAGGTTCGTGCTCTCCACGTCGATATTGATAAAATCAAAGTCGAAGCCGAATTTGTCAAAGAGCATGGTCATCGGCAATGTGTAAACCCAAAAAGCCGTGTAAGTCACTTTCCAGCCCGCTTCCCATTTGGCTTTGTGTGCCGGATTCGTGGTTGAGATCGCGTCCCCGCCGCTATCGAACCACTCAACCAGTTTGCTTTGGGAGGCAGCCACGGCGGCATTGACCAGAATAACGTTGGGGTTGTTTTTGTAGCCTTCAACCAATTGTGTGAACGGTTTGGGACTTGGTTCAACCAGCACGGCAGACCAACCTGTTTCAATAAGTGCGCGGCTATTACTGAATGCACACGGATCGTAGGCACCAATTTCAAGTAATCGGCCTTTAGATATGCCTAGTCGTTGTAGTTCGTTTACGATGATTATTTGTTCTTGATTTTGGGAATAGATTTTTTGCGTGTTATCCATGCGCGTTTGCACCATTCAGAGCGTCTGGTTTTAAATTCTGATGTTCTGAACAAGTGTTTTAAGGTTTTAATCCGTTTGCGTTTGGTGGTTTTTGTCTGCTTTCGCCCTGTCGATGTCAAAGTTTACGGAATATGTTGACGACTCGAAACCGGTGATTGGTGGATTTGACCATGCCGATATGCGCGTCAACGCAGAACACGTCTTTTCGGTACATGGGCAAAACTTGGTCGAGCCAAACAACAAAACACCCTTTGCGGAGACGGGTTCCAAGCGTGCGCAGGACGGTATTCCGGTTTACCATTGGCGTTCCGTAATGTTCCGTGTCTTCGGAAGAATAAGCGGGGTCAGCCAGCACGAGGTCAAAGTCTTCCAACGGTACCAGCTTTAGCGTATGCGCGTCATCCACGATGTCTGGTTTCAGATTGGCGTTGATGTCCACGGTTACGCCGGGAAAGATGGTGGTGTCGACTTTGCCGGAAAACAAATGCAGCGGGTGTGCTTTATCTGGGAACAGTGCTTTGACCCGGCGCAAATAACCCGCTGGGTAACCGCCGTAAAATTTGGATTTGACTCGATAATCATTACCCATGATCCAGAGGCCGATCACGCGGTTATCTCCGGCAATGAACAGGGATTTTGGGAATCCTGTGACCCGCTCGTAATTGGCGATCCGGTCTTCCCATGTCAGGTTTAACATGGTGCTTAGAACTTGATTTTCTTGTTAAATATTAGGGTTGACAGCTATTTTGCGTGGTATACGCTGTTCGCATGAATGTTGAACTTTTGAAAAAACTGCTGGCTGTTCCCACATTAAGCTGGCACGAGCAGGCGATGGTGGATTGGCTGGTTCACTACGTGGTCAATAACATTAAGGGCGCGACTGTGACGGTCGATCCGGCTCGCAATGTTTACGTCAGCAAAGGCAGCGCTCGGTTTTCGCCTTGTGTTGCCGCGCATATCGACAGCGTTCAACCGCTGCGCAAGGTCTGCATTGTCGAGGACAGCAACAGACTGATTGGCTTTTTGGGTGATAAACAGGTCGGCATCGGAGCCGACGACAAAGCGGGCGTTTTCGTTTGTTTGAATTTGCTCAAGCGGTTCAACGACATTCGGGCGGTTTTCTTCGCTACGGAGGAAGTCGGCTGTCAAGGTGCCAAGAAAGCGGATGCCCGGTTTTTTGAGGATCTGGCTTACGTGATCGAGTTTGACTGCCCCAGCCACAGCATGGTGTCCTACACATCCTCCGGTGTGCGCCTGTTTGCCAACCGTGGAGACTTCATCCAGACGGCGCTTCCGGCGCTTCAGAAGCACGGCAGCGTCCTTTGGCAGCGCCATCCTTATACGGATGTCATGGCTGTTCGGAACCGGTTTCCAATTTCTTGTTTGAACCTGTCTTGTGGTTATTACAACTGGCACGCGCAGGACGAGTACGTGCATCTGCCTGACGTGCAGAAAGCGATCGAGCAGGGGGTGGCGCTGGTGAAAGTGCTCGACCATGTGCGCTATGCGTGCCCCATTGATTTGAGCGCTGAATCGGACGAGCCGTTGATTGCGATCGGGCATCTCCATGTTCCAGATCCTTCAGTCTGATTGGGTTTGTTCCGCTCCCGCTGCCATGCGGCGTTTAATGTAGCTTTTGCGCCGTGGTTTAGCGTCGTCATCCTCGTCATCTGGTGTGTAATCAATTTCCTGTCCAACGGTCATGATCATGCGCTGAGGATCGATAGTGCCGTCGTAATGCTTGTAGGCTTCACCGTGCCGGTTAAGGAAGACAAAGTAGCGCACTCGGTCGTGTTTGTATTCATCGTCCGTGGCGCATAAACCGATGGCCGCGTCCACGATGCCCGCCTTCTCGAAACTCCCCTGAAACGATTTCATGCTGGGCACCTTTTTGCCGACCGTCTCCCGATTGCATCGGTCAGGCATAATGACGCAGCAACCCAGTTCGGCACCGAGTGCGCGGGCCTGCGTGTAGATGTCAGCCTGTTGCCGCCAATCAGGCATGTCTTTGTCTACTTTGTCCGGGCGCACTGTTTCCGCGTAGTCGATGACGATAACCTTTGGCTTCAGGTTGAAGATGTCGATGACCTGATGGGCGTGGGATTTAATTTGGCTGATGGTGGTGCTCTTGGAGGGATAGCCCTTGAACCAGATGTTGCCCCAGAGGTCGCGTTTGGCGGCTTTTTTGCCAGCCATGATGCCTTTTTCCGGGGCGGCAAAGAAATCGTCCTGCGTCCAGCCGGTGATGTTGGTCAGCGCCCGCATGGCGGCCAGTTCCTGTGTGATCTCGCAGGCGTAGTAGAGCACGTCCGCGTCCTGACCTTTGGCGATATTTAGGGCGAGGTTGATAGCGAACGCTGTTTTGTACCGTTTGGGCGGCGCAAGCAGCACCACAAGCCAGCCCGGCCCCCAACCGGTTTTCCAAAGTTTGTCGAAGGGTTCGTAGCCGGGCATCACACCGTAATCACGGCTCATTACCTTACGGACGATTTCAGGAATATCGTGATAGAGCGAGATGCCGAGATCAGCGTAGTTGGTGCCGACGGCAACCGCTTCCTGCATGATTTTTACAGGATCGACATTCTCCATTTTCCCTTCAGTCTGAGCCGCGTGAATTTTGCGGATGCCGTCGTAGATCGCCCGTTCCTTGGCGAACTTTAACGACAGGTCGAGGATGGCCTTCTTGTCGGACGTGTCGATGGCGGCCAGTTTCTCGACGTAATCCAGCGTTTCTTTGGCGTGGTCGATGTTTACATTGGCAGTTTTATGGAAGGCAAAGTTACCCAGCGTGCTGAAGTTGGGATAGGAGCCGTAAACCTTCTTGAACTCGATCAACCGAAACATCAATTCCGAGGCTGCTGGGCCGGTGAAGAACGCGGGCTTGATGATTTCCCCGAAGGCATGGAATTCCTCCGGGTGGCGGATCAGGCACGCGATGATCGCGTCTTGGAAATCCCCGGTGAAATTGTAAGTTTCCCAGCGCATCGGCGGGATTAAGAACGCCGCGTCAGCACTTCATTTCTGCGGGGTGTGAAGTAACTGGGTGCGCCTTGCAGATAAAGCCAGCAGTGATACTGCCTGATCGAAAGCGCGAGTGATTTCCAAAACTTCATTGGTTCGGTCACAGGTTCGCGTGGGTACAGAAAATCCTCTGGTTGGTGCCGGAAAATGCTGAGAATCTGTTTTACGGCATCTGGCAGTATTTGCTGGCGGGTAAGCCAAGCGAGACGCTGGTTGGTCATGTGCCGCTTATAGAACGTGTGAACTTGAAAAACGTTAAACCGGTGGCGTTGCACGGCGGCGCTGCCTTTGATTTTGCGCTCGATGAAGGGTTTCAAGATGAAGTCCACGTAGCTTTCTTCAATAGCCAGCCATTCCGGGGCGAGTTGGAGTTCCTCTGTTTCGTAGAGCAGCTCCGCCGCGCCGCTGTTGAAAATCTTGTAGCGTATGAACCATCTGGCGGCGGTGATTTCACTGCTTAACATTGTGGCGGCCAGATCGTTTTTATCATCGCCGTCGGTGAGCACGGCTAAGCTGGTCAGGCTGAAGGTGCCGAATTGGTTGTGGCACATTTCCTGATAGGTTTTGGCGCGTTTGATGGATAATTCACCTGTCAACATTTTTGCCCTGAACGGCGTCGCTCGCAGTTTTTCGGTATTTTTGATGACGTGTTCGTTGTGGATTTTGTGCGCGACCATGTTGGCGAGCATGAACATTCGCACGGAACAACGAGCTTTTTGAGCGTTGAGCGCCACCACGCTGCGGAACTGGCTAATGTTGTCCAACGCGTTGCGGTGAAAGACGGACAGGTGACAGTCGGTGTAAAGTCGCTGCAAATGGGGCAGTTCCGGGTCATCCATGTCGAGCGCATCCTCACGGAATTTTTCCGGCACAATGTCAAATTTGACGCGATCCAGCGTCACTTTATCGGCCCGAGAGCCCATGTAAACAAGACAGCCTTTGGCGTGCGGGCACGCTTGGCACTGCGGATCAAAGCGGTCATGCTCCAAACCGTAGCAGGGCAAAGGTGCTTTTTGCGGTTGTCGTTCCATACACCCCCAAGAACACCGTTCTTTTCACTGTGGCTGAGATAGAAGAACAGCAGGCTATGCCAACGAAGACACCCGCTACACGGGTGTCAAAAAAGCGCTTTTTCCGGTTGCCGGACGGGACAAAGATTGCTGCTTCGGAGTGGAAATCCATCAGCAAGCTTGATCGAGATATGCTGATTTACTACCACGGCGAAGAAAAGATCATTGTTCCACCGACTGGTAAAAAGAAGGAAAAAATTGAATGGGTTACCTCCTATAATCCTGAGCAGCCGCTGCTCGACAAACCGATCCAGCCCAGTATTCATTCGCCCATTTGTCAGCAGTGCGGGTTGTACGCCCATGATTGCCGTAATCCGTTCATGGCGTACGCGGGGGCCGACCAGCCGCTCATCACCATTATTTTTGACGGGGTGACCCGCGCTGAAGACATCCAAGGGGAATTAGGCAAGGAAGGTAGCCCGGCGGTATTGCGGCGCATCATTCAGGAATCCAGCAATGAAACCGGAGTGACGCTCAAGGATGTGCGCTGGGTGCCGATGACCCGCTGTACGAACTGGTTGAAAAAACAGGTTGATTTGAAGCCTCGCGGTAATTGGTGCCGTTACCATGTCATTGATGATTTGATGCGTCATCCACCCACGCTCATCATGCCGGTTGGCACTACGGCGCTGGGTTTGCTTTCACATAAGTCCAATGCGCAGGAATGGTCGGGCCGTCTGCTTACGTATCGCGGTTGGCCGGATGATTGGCTGATGCAGGAAAAGTACGCGTTGCCGCGCTTTGACCCACGCGGGCAGGAGGTTGTTGGACACCCGCTTTTTGGCTCCGTGCCGGATTGGCGAATTCCGATGGTGCCCATTCAGGCTCCACGGCTCATTTTTGCGACGCAAAATCCAGTTGTTTACACGCGCTGGCAGAAAAGCATCGTGGACGCGCTCAAGCTGGCGCGGGCAGGCGTAAAAGCGCTCAACTATACGCGGGAGTGGTACCGCTGGACGGAGGACGAGCAAACCATTGAGTATGTACTGACGCAACTGCTTCAACATCCGGGCATTGAACTTTGCTACGACACGGAAACCACGGGACTTCGCGGCTGGGCACCTAATGCCGCCATCGTCAGCATCATGTTCCGCTGGACTGATCCGGCAACGGGACAGCCGCGTTCGCTGGGGTTCCCGTGGGACTATGGCCCTACGCAGGAACATCCTGACTGGCCTGAAAGCCCGATTCGACCACACATACCAAGGCTGAAATTACTTGTTTGGAAGGTGCTCACGCAGTCAACGTTAATTGGCCATAACCTGACGTTCGACATGCTGTACACTTTTGCGGCGTTCTGGCGCACAAAGTTGCTGGGCTGGGATGACACGGCGTTTAATCGTCGGCGCGATAGCTGGATCACCAAACTGGCAAATGCCTGCAAGTACGATACGTGGCACATGGCTTTCGCGCTTCAGCAGCGCCGTGGCAGCCTTGGTTTGGAAGTGCTCGCTTACGATTGGGTGCCGGATCTGGCTGGGTACGAGGAAGACATGACCCTTCTCATTGGGTTGCACTACGAAATGATGCATCCTGCCGCGAATAAAGGTGGCCATTACCTGAATTGTCCGGTTGAAAAACGTCAGACGCATCTGGTGCCTTACGTCATGGGTGACGTGGAAGTATGCCATCAAGCTCACAGTAAGATTCGCCGGAAGCTGGGCATGGCCAATGTTTACGAGTTCCCGCTGGCGCACCCGGAAACACCGGGGCGCTTTCGTTATTTTACGCCGCCGGGCCGTGATTGGGTGTACGAGAAAATCATGTCTCCGGCGGCCCGAGTGTTGATGAAAATGATGGCACGCGGCCTGTACATCGACGAGGGCATGCTGACTGAGATGGAGACGAACATGCCCAAGGAGATCATGAGTCTCCGTGAATCGTTGAAGACTGTCGATCCGCGTATTGAAGCATGGTGTGAAAAGCAAAAAGCGCTGGATACCGCGTGGGAACTTGATTTGGAGAATAAAGGCCAGCTCAAGGATTTGCTGTTTACGTGCCTCCATTTGCCAGTGCTGCGCTTTACCAAACAGGGCCGCAAGTTGCTGGGGGATGACGTGCCTGCCGCCAAAGAGGCCATGACCAAGGCGATCATCGCGGAAAAACCGGAGCTGAAGGATGACGCGGTTCAGTTGAATCTGGCGGTTGAAAAGCAACTTCAAGAAGTGGCGGCTGTAGACAAATTTACGCTTAACAAAATCTGCGCGGAGTTTGATTACCTGCGGCCACTGCAAAAGTACCGCAAGACGTATAAACTCTACAGCACTTATGTTCGCCCGCTCAAAAACCTGTTCAGTGCCGGGCTGGATAAAAAACAGCGCACATCGGACCCTCACTTGTGCTTTGACCAATGCATCCATGCCAGTTTTCTGTTGACGGGCACTCGTGGTGGCCGGTTGAGCTGCCGTGATCCGAACCTTCAACAGTTGCCGCGTGACGGCATTGTGAAGTCCATGTTCGTGTCGCGATTTGGAGCGCGGGGCTGCATGTATCAGGGTGACCTGTCCCAGATTGAGTTGCGCCTCATGGCGGCGGCCTGCGGTGATCCGACGATGGTGAAGGCTTATTTCGACGATGTTGATCTTCATTCCTTGACGGCCAGCCGCATTTACAACGTGCCCTACGATCACTTCACGAAGGAGTACATGAAGGAATTGCAGGATAATGGACGCGATGAGGAAGCCAAAAAGTTGGAGTTGGATCGCGTTACCGCTAAGACGGTCAACTTTTTGACGGGTTACGGCGGTGGAGCGTTTGGCCTCCAAAACGTTCTGGCGATGAAGGACATCTACAAAAAAATTGAGGAATGCCAAGAAATTATCGAGCTGTTTTTCGATTCGTACCCGTCCCTGCGCCGGTTGCTGATGGAGTACAAGCGCTTCATTCTCGACACGCACGTCGCGGTATCCCTGTTCGGACGCGTGCGCGTGTTCGAGGAAGTGCGGGGTGATGATGAGGAAGCCAAAGCCAAGGCGCTGCGGGCTGGTTGTAACCACCTGATTCAATCGACGGCCTCGGATATGATGTTGACAGCATTGGTGGTCATCGAAGACATGATGCGGGCGGAGGGTTTGGAATCATTGCTGGTGTCCACGGTTCACGATTCACTGGTCATTGACGCGGTGCGTGAAGAACTGCCCATGGTTCACGGCATCGTGACGGACGTGCTCAATAATTTTCCTGATGTATTCAAGTGGAAGTTCGGTGAGAACTACGACACGTCGTGGATGATCGTGCCGTTCACTGGTGACTGCGAAGTTGGACCTGATTACCTGAGCGTGCGAAAAATCCCCAAGAAGGACATCGACTGGGATAAGCTGCTTGCTCCGGCGGCTTGACCGCGTATTTACTGGTAGCAAATGAAAGCTCGCGAACTTTTTGAACGCATGGGTCCATCAGCTCCGGTTGAAGCCCCTCCCAAACCGGGCATTCAGCCGGGTATTAAACCCGGTGCGCCCGCGCCCACCAAGTATCCTAATCCGTTCCGTCGTCGCCGTCCCGGTGTTGATCCGGGGCCGATGCCGAAGCCGAAAGCCTGTGGGCGCGTGGAATCCAAAACCAAAACGCTTTTTGGTCGATGAAATCGCTGGCCAAGTGCATTCTGACCGAGATGGCGCTCGATCTTGGTGATGCGCCTGACTGGATCGATCCGGAGAAGAAGCGTAAGATTCAGCAAGGCCAGCACCCGTACGCCGACAATCCGGCTTTTCCGCAGGCGAAGCCGCCCCGCCGGGCGGGCGCTCCTTACAAGGATGATCCCAATCGTCCCGATCCCACACGTTCGTACAGTGAACTGATCGCGTCTCACGTGTACCCTGAGATCATTCGCAAGGTTCAGCAATACACAGGTCAGAATCCCCGGCAGATGAACCCACAGCAGTTGATGATGCAGATGTCACGCGCAATGCAGCAGGCGGTTCAGGCGGAAGCGCCGCACCGGCAGGAGTTGGAGCAGTCGGCGGTTGAGGTCGTCTTGAATCTGCCGGAATTTCGCGATGCGCGTGAGGCCGTTGAAGCCGGTGATTTAAAGATTGAAGCACATTTGCTCGATCCACAGGCCATGATGC